ACAGCTATTAAATTTCTATTTTCATCATATAATCCAATAGTAGTTATGTATGTAGTAGGTCTACTTATAAAATTAGTATTTATAACAGCAGTATTATCTAAAATTTGGGAAGATGCTATCTGATTACTACCAACTCCATACTTTAATATATCAATACCATCTGTATTGTATATACTTGGATTATTTGAATAGTTAAATTCTTTGTTCTTTACATGTATATAGTAGTAAAAAGATAACTCCTCTTTAGTAGATCTTGCCTTCATACCTAATTTATCCCCACTTATATCTGTGTATAAAGCAGCACCTGAAATAGCTGTAAATAGTTTTAATTGATTCTTACCATCTATTTCACGAGTAGTTACAGTACCTAATGATGCAGATACATCAAGTTTATTAGCATCGAGTAATACTAATCCTAAACTTGGATACAGTTTGCCAAAATAATGAGGATTATTGCTATTGTAGACTCCATCTTCTATAGAACCTGATACTATATTATATTCTAATGGAGCTGATGGTGTTGCTCTACTCGGATTATTGTTTATTTTATAATCTGATATTAAACGTAAAACTTTGCCTCTACCCCCCAATCTAACATTAGATCCCGTATGATATCTCATATTAGAACTACTTATAAATTCAGATCCTGATAAATGTGCTATGTTTAATTCTAAAGCATTATAATCAGCTCTTGTATCTCTTCTGTCTTTCTGATAAGAAATAGCATAGAAATGCTTTGTAGGAGTACCTGATAGATTTATGGTATTGGAAGTATTTCCTACGATTATACTTCGGTACTGTCCAAATATGGCTCTTGTAGGGGTATCGTTGTACTGACCTCCCTCATCATTTGATCCTGAACCTTCAGAGTGACCATAAGCTAAACTAAATTGTATAGAAGATGTAGGATGGGCTATTCGTTCATGGTATACATGCGTATAGAAATTATCTAAAGAGTCTGATATACTTGATTTATAATATGATACCATATTAGCTATACCATTTGAAAACATTCCTCTTGTTATAACAGAGTTATATTTCATTTGATCTATAGAATCTATTTTTTTTAACCAATAATTTGTTGGTAATGCTACTCCTGTGTAAGTCTCACTTATTTTTAGAGTGTCGCAAAGTCCTATGGTTATAGTTCTTTGTTTAGGAGTGATAAATATCATCCCCGCAACTTTTATAGGTTCGAAGTATAGGGTGTACTCTCCCGACTCTAATTGATAATCATTCACCGAACCTTCCCCAATCTGACCTATATTACTTATATAAATCTTTGGATTGAAGTTAACACCTGCTATATTAGGTGATATATTTGTAACTACCGATAAACCACCTGTTATCTTTGCAAAAGAAGGCGTAAATAAACTCTCTATCCTCGTAGTTGCAGATGATGCTACAAATGTAAAATTATTAGGACTACCATCACTAAATGTGAAATATGGATGAGATGGTTTTCTAAACTCTACAGTATATCTACTACCTATTTGTAAAGAAACACTTGCTGTACCTCTACCTATGGATTGTCCGTTCAAGAGGATTTCCCCCGGCACGAACAATCCCGGTTTATAATCATTACTTGAACAACGGGATCTGTAAGCAGACTGTAAATCAGGAGATATTAATCCACTAAATGTTGTGTATACATTCTCAGAAACAGGAGGAGGATCTATAATAATCTCACCATCACAATCCTTTGTATACGATACAGTTAAATCCTGAGTATCAGCAACAGAATTTAATGTAAATGTTAACGGACTCGGAGTATTATAATCAGCAATACTTGGAAAATTAATAGTATATACTCCTGCTTTTGTAAATATTTCATCAATATTCTTATTATAAGAATTTGGAAATAGTACAGTATTATTTTTACCTAAATTTACAAATCCTAAAGGTATTGTTTTTATTTGAGATGAATTAGGCGTAATTACACTCAAACTGTTAGGTAGTAGATTAGAACTTAATGATTCCTCAATATTACAATTAACAAATTTTAGATTTACACTTATGAGACCTGCTACAGGTCTTCTATCATCTTGACAATTAGTTCTTCCCGCAACTGTTTGTAAATTATTTACAAAATTTCTACCTTCTGTAGAGGTTAATCTAACAGTATTTCCATTATATGTGTAGAATATTCCTGTATCAACTTCTGAAAAATCAACATATAATTGATTTGTTTGCGGAACTTGTGTTGTTATTATATCTCCACTACCATTACAAGATGAAAGTACATAGTATGTACTCGTTGGTAGCGGTGTTGGTGTAGGTGTTACACTTGGTATACGAGTACTTGTTGGTGTAATTCGTATAGTAGACGTAGGTGATATAGTAACAATAGTAGGTACAGGTGTAGGTGTAGGAAGTGTGAATGTAGGAATAAAACAAGTTAACGGAGGTGCTTCTTGATTTACTGCATATCTAAAAGGTATATTATTATTTACGTAAAAACTTACTGCATTTGAAACTTCCCTTTCTAAACTATTAGGTTCTGTGCTATTATATGTAATAGGAACACTTACTGTTCTTAAATTAATTAAATTTTCACAATAGTTAATATTAACAACTGCGGTTGATAGGGGGATTGTGCCCGTACCACCCACACTACCATCTGTAGATTGACTATCTTCATCGTTATTAGAAGAACCTCCTAATAAATATGCATTCAAATCTGCCCTAAATTGAATCCTATCGCCTTCATTAGGAAATAATTGTTGCAAATATCTTTCTCGAAGTGATTCGGGAAGTGCTAAATAATTTTCAAATAATATAGGATTCATTTAGTATTTTTTAATAATCTAACTTAACTTCAATTAGTGTTTCTTTTCTAAAAGATTTCTGTATAGGCTTACTTGATTTTGCTACAGCCAATAGATTTTTATTGTCATCATATAAACCTATAGTAGTAATATATACTTTAGGATCATTAATGAAATCTGATACGGCTAAATCTCCATCTGAACCTGTTACGAATGTAGGATTATTTGAGAAATTAAATTGAGATGCTCTTGCTCTAACAAAGTAATGAGTAGATTTAACATATTCTTTGCTTCTTGCCGACAATCCTAAAACATCACCACTTAAATCAGTAAGTCTTGCTGCCGATCCTGACAATGATTTATACAATTTGTAAGCATTATCTCCTGCAATATCAGAACCTGTAACAGTACCGAATGATGCAGATAAGTCTAACTTTACTCCATCTAAAACAACTACACCTAATCTTGGAAATAATTTACCATAATATTTAGGTGATGCTGAATTGAAAACTCCATTTTCAATAGAACCTGATACAATATTATATACCTCTCCTGCTGATGTCATTGTTGCAGATGATATTTTACTATCATCTATCAATCTTAAAGCTCTTGGAGCTCCTAAAGTTACGTTAGAACCTGTGTGAGTTCTATTATGCCCCGGGCCGTTTATGAACTGAGATCCTGATAAATGATGTAGATTTATTTCAATATTACCTTCATCAATGCCATCTTTAAGTCTTGACCTATTAAAATTCAAAACATATATAAAGTTAGAATTAACTCCACTATTTGTAAATGATTTAATTCCCGCATCTAAACATAATTGTCTATACTGAGAATATATAGCTCTTGATGGAGTATCATCCACTTGACCACCCTCACTTTCAGATCCTGAACCAAATCGATGTCCAAATGCAATAGAGAATTGAGCTTCCGCAGTTGGTGCGTTTGATGCACTATTAAACAATTCGTAGTAATACGTTTTTTGAGCTGCTGTTTGAGCAGAGGATGTGAAGAATGTAGTTAAATTACCTACATTATTCGAGAACATTGCTCTTGTAACAGTTTCCTGTTGATTTGGAACAACATCATCAGCTTGAAATCTAACGAACATATTTTATATTTTTAAATTGTGATGTTTGCAGCAGAAGAATTAGTTTGAGTTAATCTATTAATTGTTAATTCAATAGTTACTCTGCCTCCTGTCTCATTTCCAATTATGGTTAAAGTTGCTTTTTTAGATCTAATTGTAGAGAACTTACCTGAAAGAGTAAATGACGTTCCACTTACCGATACTGTTTGTGATGATTCTAAATCACTAATAGCAAGTGGTGTACTACTCGCAGTATCTTGACCCGCTGACTGTGCAGGTGATGGTGTCACACTAACAAAAGTTGCTGCATCACTATCACTAAGTACAGCAGTGTACCCTAATGCAATGTTTCCACTTGGAAAATTCACAGTATTTGGAGTAATCGTTATTCTATCTGTTGGTGATTTAAATGTATATGAATTTTGTGCAACTGATACTACAGGTATTCTTATAGTATTCTTAGGAAGTGTTACTAATGGGTATTTCATAACCTGAGTTTCATCAGTTACAGCTTCAGTAATTGGTAGATTTTCGATGGTTCTACCATAGTAAGCACTGCCTAAAGGGTGGTCACTATTCCATAAACTATAATCTATCTCATCATCAGCTAATGCAAAATAAGCTACTCTAAATTCATTTTGTCCTCTTGCCAACAATTCTCTACCCTTCTTAGTAAGAACTGCATCGATAACAATTGAGGAATTGTTTAAATATCCCATATTTAAGTTTTTTTATTATAAATATACATTATACTTTAAATTATTGAACAATATGTACATTTTTTAAAATTTTATTGAACTATAATTTCGTTTTCATTTACAATTTTAACAGATACCACAGGGCCTCCATATACTGTTTCTGTCGAATCAATATTAATACCTGCCCCTGAAATCTTTGATCCTCTAAATCTAACTCTCATAATACTACTATCCTCTACATATTGATAATTAGAATATTCAATAGATGATGAGTAGTATGCTTTATATTCTTTATTTATTTTATAATTTAACTCTCTGCTGTAGTCACTTAATTTTCCTGATATGCCTGACAGATATACAGGAGACTTCAACATATTTGGAGAAGTTTGACCTAATATAAAATTGCCCGAACTTGAGAAATGATATTTAACTTTCTTATAAAAGTTATTAATAGATGAACCACTTATGTGCTGATTTATAATTCCTCCACCATCAGGATTTCTATATATAGTATTATCCTTATTATATATTGAATATTTATATTTATTCAAAAATTCTCTGAATAATAATCCTGTTAGATTTCTTTCTGAACTAATGTTAGGTTGCACTGTTTTGAAATAAAATTTAAAATTAGAACTACTCAGCTGTGATTCGTTGAATTCTACAATATTTAGTGAATTATCTCTAACATAGAATGAACCTACAGCATATTCATTTTTATTTAATACATTATTTTTATATAAATTTCTTTCAGTTACATCTGCCTCAATAGTAAATGGCTTATATACATAATCACTCGATGATTTTTGTTTCAAAACTCCATTGCTATCTTTATATGTATAATTTATATATTGTAATATAACATCTGCATTTGATAAAGGTTGTATATTTTTAAAATAAGAATTAGTTACCTTTATGGAAGAGTTTGGAGTATTAGCACTATTATATCTATCTAAAACTATATTAGTTTCATTATTTGACTTTATAAAATTATTATAATAATCTTTTAAACTAACTTCAGTATTCATTGATGAAACTCTACCTACTGAATCAGTTATCAAATTACTATTTGATACATTATTATCTATAGATACTAAATTCATACTTTGAATAACTTTATATTTATTCATTTCTACTTCAACATCTACAACTACATTACATTCTGATTTTAGCTTATCTCTTTCAAGTTCTATTTTAGGTGAATACTTTATATTAGTTTTCTCTTTGGATCTTTCAATTTCTATCTCTAAAGAATAATCAAGAACTCCTATATTATTAGGTACTAAATTAGATTCTATATCCATTACAGCACCCTTTAATAAAGTTTCTTGCTTTGGGTAACTGACTATTGGAAACTTTCTCTCTATTTTAGATCTCTCTAATAATGATGGTTCTATTAATACACCCGTTATTAGATTTGCTCTTGCAGGTACTAATTGTTTTACTTGCTCAAATACTGAATAGTCGTATAAACTAAATATTTCTATGAATTTTCCTATGTCGTTGCTTCTCGCAAACTTTTTAAAGTACTCGTTTCGAGCATAATCTAATGATTTATAACTGTTAGACGTAGAATCTTTAGGATCTCCTACAAAATTTTCAAAGTTATAGGCTCCAAATTGATTGGATATATCCTTATTTAATTGGTCTGTAGGTGAAAATACTATAGATAATCTATTACTATCTCTCTGTTCCTTATCATATCTACTAACAGTAGCCCTTCTATCAGGAGCTAAATTATTATCTAATTTCGTAGATTCGAATCTAATCTTATTTGATTTAGGATTATTCGCACCTAATGAAGGAAACTGCCTGTAATGTGTTTCTACTTTTGATGTATACTGACTTTCTTGAGTTCCTGTAAAGTTTTTGAATGTTGCAGGATTGTCACCATAAAACTTCTGATTTGGATGACTTGAACTAACATAGTAGTATACCGAATGATTATCTCTAATATTATCTATTCCTATAGGATAGTATCTAAATAATTCATCATATGATGACGTATACGAATTAGCATTATAACTTGATGGATTTAGAACGTGAGCATCAAAAACTCTTTTGCTATACCATCCCATATATTCTCTATAGGATTGTAAAGATCCACTAAATCTAACAGAATTACTGCCTGTAGTTCCTCCTAAAACAGCTTTATGACCACTTGGAAGTATATTAGAGGTTGCTCCTAAAGAATATAATAAAGAGTTTGGATTTGCTGATATGCTGAAACTTGAGGATATAGATATCCTATTGTCTACAAAATCACTTGATTTAGCACAATCTATATTTATAGTTCCGTTGAATGGAGAACCATTGTATACAGGATGGTTACTATACATTCTGACAGTCCAAATATCATTATCGAATAATGGCATTAAACTACTTGTAGATCTTATAGCTTTTAAATTGCCTAAAGATCCTGTCTTTACAGTGTACTTTAAATATCCATAAGTTCTTTTACCGTATAGTGACGAAGTATAATGTACTAATTCTAAATTTTGTAGAACATTATTTCTATTTGAACTTTCTTCAACAGCCCATAAACTCATGCTTACACTTCCTGTGTAATCTGTTCTAAATCTAAACTCTGTTGTTTGTGGAACTTTTGATATGTTATCTAATGAAGACGTATATAATCTTCTTGGAATTTCAATATACTGATTTCGTTTAAAATTCAATAAATATTGAAACTTATCTTCGGATAGTAATGGAGGATTGTCTTCATCTATTTGAGGGCCGCCATATTCCTTTACACTAATTAAAGTAAAAGGTATTCCATATATAGAAAACAGAGCTCTTACGGATTTTGTAGATCCTTTAGTTTTAAGTAAATATGGTAGATTATTTACAATTCTTCTCCATATTTGGTGGGTTAAATTCTCATATGATTTACTCAGCAACTCACCTGATGCTTCAGAATAACTTCCTGTTGAATCAGTTCCTAATTTATATAACCATAGATCACTTAAATTTCTCGTATTCTGAATTTTCCATCCTAAAGATTTTGCATAATATGGTAAAAGTTCATTAGGTATACCTCTCTCAGGATGTTCATCTCTTTGATGTATACTTGTTAACTTTTTTATAAATCCATAAGTATTATCAAAATGTTGCCCAACCATGTGTAGAAATAGAACATATTGACTATTTCTCTCATCTCTTAGTATGTGGTCAGGTGTGTTATAATATAGGCTTGTATAATTAGTCCTATCGTATTCAGTAGCAACATTTAAATGACTACTATACCAATTTAAATACTGAGAACTTGTTGTTGGGTAGTTTACATATCTATTATTTGCAATATATTTTGGACTCGGAACAACACTTCCCGAAATATCATAACTAAATAAACTTCCTGTTTTTGTATAAAGAAATGACTCAAATCTATCAAAACTATCTACTATTTTCTTTATTCTCTCAGTATAATTACTTGCTGATTTTACTGAATATAGTGAACCTGATACAGTATTATCAGCTTGTATGTACTGACTATTTAAATACTCTATTAGTTTTAACTTATAATCATAATTTTTTATGCGTTCTGCTGCTGATCCGTAGTATATAAAATTATTAAAATCAGTATAATCTATATTTAATTCTACATCTTGAGAGCCTGAGAATATCCTCCTTATTATAGAATTAGAAGTATCAGCATCTGTATCTAATAATGAATTCCAATTCTTTATATCAGTCTCATTACTTACATCAGTTTCAGAACATGTAGTATAACTTGCATTACTAAGTATTTTTACTGAATTTGGATACTTTGATAGTGCTGAATCTGTATCTAAATTGGATGATCTTACATTAAATATATCTACATAATCTTCTAATACTTTATAAGCTATGTGACATATGTCATTCTCAACTATACTACTTAAAAGTGGAGAATATAATTTTATATATAATACTATTCTATCCCTACAATCAACTTTTATATTTACAATTGGAACTATTTTATTTTCATTAAAATTTAAAACTAAGTTAGTTAGTAAGTTTTTTACTTTTAAGCTTCCCGCAAAATTTTTAAATAACTCTACTTCAGATACTATATTAAAGTTTTTTGATATATAAGAATCTTTTACTGTTAACTTTAATTCTGTTCTGTCAGGACTTATTTCTTCTAAATAAAATGGATTATCATCATAATTTCCCAATAAATTTACAAGAAATGACATACTAAGTTTAAAATTTCCATATAGTAGATTACTACTATCAAACACCTTGGCTATGTCAAATGTAAAATCAGAATATTTTATAGAATGTTTATATTCTGTATTATAATTAGATGATATATAATCTCCATTTGAATTATATATGTGAGCTTCTACGCTTATTGTATACTTAGAATTTGCTTTAGGAGTAAATTCAGATAATACAGCAATATCTTGATTTAAAGTATTTATATCATTTTTAGAAAGAACAAACCCTTCCAATCTATTCTTCGTATTTAATATTTCAGTATTGTTAGTATATCTTTCTAATGACATGTTAGTATTGTATATTATCTAAAATTATCTATCCTTAACTCATTTGGCGGTAGTACATCCGAAGTATTTCCATTATCACCTGACGTTGTTCCTATGCCTACTCCTATTGTAGGAAATATTTCAGGATTTTGAGGTGTGTTGGGATCATATAAACCTCCACAAGAACAATTTTCTGATAATTGTACCGATGTTATATTTGAAGAATATGGTTTTTGAATATTAAAACATATTGAATTATTTACTTCTCTTCCTATAGAATTTGTTATTTTATTGCCATAACAATCTTCATAGAAAAATCCTGAATCATCTGTAATATATCCATCATAACACTCACAATTTACAATACCTACGGGAGATGTCGGTATTGGTGTAGGTGTAGGAGTTGGAGTAGGTCTTGGTGTAATAGGAGGTCTTGAAGTTGTTACCATAGGATTACATTCCATACATGTGCTATAACTCGCTATTACTCTTAAAGTAGGTGGTTGTGATGAAGTACCCGATGATACTGTGTAGCATTTACCATTTGACGTTTTTATAACTTCTCCACCATTGTAAGTACCTGTATATACGATTCTCTCATTTGATGTAATATTGGTTCCACATAAAAATAAATTATATGATAACTTAGATTCTGTTATAGTAGTAGGAGTAGGTTGCGGAGGTGGAGTTGTAGGATTTGCTATATCTGAATTAGAGCAGTATTGCTTTCCACTAACAATTTGGATACTTCCATTATAGGATGTAGGTTGTTGAAGTAGAGGTGGAGCACCTGTGTATGTATATATAATTCCCGTTAACGGATTTATGTATCTTTGACCAACTCCCATTGTAGGATCGATAGTTGTATATGCATATTCAGTATTACTACATCCTGACAGCTCATAATATTTTATTAAGTTTACAGGTAAAGTTGGAGTCGGGGTAATAGGAGTCGGAGTAGTTGAAGTACCTGTACTACTACAAGAACAATTATTAGATATTTGGAATGCAACTATATTTGACGAATATGGTTTTTTAACATTGAAACATATAGGATCATTTCCTCCCACATTTCCCAAAGTATTTGTTACTACATTTCCTAAACAATCTTCGTAGAAGAAACCTGATGCATTTACAATATATCCATCATAACATTCACAATTTACTACATCGGGTGTTAATGTTGGTCTTGCCGTAATTACAAATGTTGGTGTTGGTGTTGGTGTTAGACGAGGTATTCGAGTTGTTGTTGGTGTAATTTGTATTGTAGATGTAGGTGATATAGTTAAAATAGTAGGCGTAGGTGTAGGTGCAGGTGTTGGACAATTTGGACATACCCCATCGTTACCATCATTACCATCATTACCATCTTTACCATCTTTACCATCTTTACCATCCTTACCTGAAGATCCTGCTGCTCCCGCTGCTCCTGCTGATCCTGCTGATCCTGCTGCTCCTGCTGCTCCTTGAATAACATCGGGTAATTTTGGTATTTGAATTCTATCTAAAGCACTTAAATCAATTTCTAAATCAGGAGTCTTACATCCTGAATCTATTTCAAATCTCGGAATCCATTCAGATGTTCTATCTAAACATGATTCTAATACTTCAAAATAAGTAAATTCTGATTGTTCTATAACAAATACACTTTGTATGACTTTTCCCCTTTCTATAAGCATAACTTGTAAAGTCTGCTTATTAGGTATAGGACATATACAATTTCCATTTGTAACAAAATAAATCTGTTGATCACAAGGAGAACTGACTGAAACTCCGTTAGCTACTCTGAAGAATGTTCCTATAGGATATACTATTTCAGGATTTCCAAAATCAGTATCTACGAAATATGAAAAATCACAATCAATATTAGAACATAATTCATTATCTAATATAATTCTCTTTTCAGGCAATATTCTATAAAAGTTTGGAATTAATTCTAATGAACTATCTTGCAACTTTTTGTAATTTAAATTTATTACATTAGTTCCTAAATTATTTTTATCTATGAATACTTTATCCATGTAATACAAATCCTCATCAGAGTAGGTATCCCCAATATTATCATACTCTAATATAATATTAGACGCATTCTTTTGATTTGTATTGTTTAATTTATTCCTATATTGTAAATCATTACTATAAAATGTTTCTTTTTTATATGCTATATTTTTAATATATATGTACTTTAAATCAAAATCTAAAGAAGGCATAAGAGGCATTGGTCTATAAGATGTATCTATAGGTAGCATTGATGAATCATTGTTAGAAGCATTTACTCCACAATTAATACAATTATCCAATATTTCCAAATTATCCTTATCCATGTTATCTAATCACTTTGAAATAAAATCCATCATCTATTATATGTTCGGTGAATCCACCATCTTTCTGCACTTTAAAAACTATTTTATAAAATCTTTCAGGTAAAAAACTGTTCATATTTATATTAAAATAATTACCTTCAGAATCTATACTTAATCGAGTTGATCCCGTATCAAATGGTACAATATAATCTTCTGTAACAGAATCTTGAATTGCATAATATGAAGATGTTGGTAGCCTCTTAAAATTTAAATAATTATTAGTCGTAGTATAATCTAAAGTTGGATATCTATCTCTACTTTTTACTCTGAATTTATACTTTGAATTTGTTTTATAGTTTTTATTAATATTGCTTACAAATAATTGAAAATCGTCAGATACTTCAGGTAAACTTCCACTCATTGATATATTACTGTCATCCCAAACTATTTCTAATTTTGGAATATATATCGTATGTGTATCTGTACTAAAAAATCTTATAGTTCCTTTAAAATCTGTAGAAAACTCATCTTGAGATGTTCTCTTTACAATAAAACCATTATTGGGTATACTGCCACTTAACCATCTATGAATTATATTAGAAACATTTATTCTTATATCAGGATTTTTAACATAGTTAAAATTTTGTGTAGCATAATATTGAGAACTTGTATACCAAGTACCACCACCTGAATTAGTTGAAAATGATCCTGTCGTTCTTGTAGAGAACATATTATTTATCCATTGTAAACCATTTCCATCGTAGTAACCATTTCTGTAAGTCCAACTTGCTCCTGTAGTAATTTCAGGATAATCATTATAATGACCTACACCATTGTCCCAAGATTGTGATACGGCAAAAACATCAATATTATAATCTAACGGCAAATCTGAAGCATCTGTTGCTCTTAAAGATAGAAAGTATTTTGATGTTCTTGATACTGTCTTAGATGATATTAAATTGCTTAAATGATCTATATCAAACTTTATTAGTATTCTTGAATTATAAGTGCCATCGTAGTAAAAACCATTTTCATCAGGAACACTTTCTACATACTTTAGTAGTTCTAATACTTGGTCAATACCCGCATTTCTACGAGGATTTTTCTCATATAAAGTAGTGTCTCTTGTTGCGTATATAGCGTGATACATAGTTAATAGTTTATTACTCTTCCTCTAATATCTTTATTTGGGTATTTAATCTCAAAAATTGATTGATCTATAGAAGTATATATAATACTCCTTTTAGTTGCCGATTCTATATCATATACATTACCTGAATATCCTAAACTTGTATCATATAAATTAAATATACTCATATTTGTAGCAGATATTACTCCCTCAACTTGCAAAATTTCTTTCAATACTGTATTTTTGAAAATAGGTTTTCCGATACCCATCTTTTCTATATCAAAATAATTTTTTAAAGCTTGTATGCATCGTAATAAAACTTCATTACTATTATAAACTTCGTCAACAACTATTTCAAAATCTATTCCTATATTAATTATAAAAGCATCTCGTATACTAACAGAGTCAGTCATCATTCTATACTCTTTCATATAGTTTAGTAGGTTGAATTTAACTGCATCATTTAATGGTGTTAAATTCTTATTCTCATCATAACCTAAGCAATATAAATTAATTCCAAAATAATTTACATTTTGAAAATCAGTTGAACTATCTAAATATTGATCATCTAATTCTACGCATACTTTTGCTATAGCTCCATATTTAACAGGCATACTATAAGCTCTTACAATATAATCATCTTTAGTTACAGCTCTATTTTGAGCTGCAAAGTTAGCTAAAGCCTCTCTTCTAACATCTTCCACATTTCTTCTCGATAATCCTCCTCTTGCAGGTTTGGGATTATTAACGGCTACGCTATTCACTATAGTGTTAAATAATGCTGAATTTAAATTTGATTGTGGAGTAGTTATGTTTGAAGTTACTATATTTGATATACTATTTGCCCCAACATTATCTTCAACTCCTCCCCCAATAGTATATCGTACTGTTAATGTTGTATTTGATGGTGCTTTTCCATAAGTTTTAGTATATAAAAAATTCTTTGGATCAATACTTAAATCAACAACTCTTTCAAAGTAGTCTAAACCAAATCCAACATTAAAAGGATTAGGTACGATTTCTTCATCATACTCTGAACTTACTCCTGAGCCAAACTGTATTTCATATCTATTATCCTCTCTCAGCCTTGTTACAAATCTAAGTTCTGATTGTTTAAACTGCATTAAATTTGGTGCTGTAGATCTAAATTTAGATAGATGTGGATCATTGTATGGCAAATTTGGAACAGATATAGGTATTAAATCTTGAGCTAAGTAAGGTGTTTCATACCATCTATTATTATCAGAATCGTATATATCTACTACTTCTAAAACATCATCCTGTGGTAGTACTATTTTATCATATGGTTTAGGAGAATCGAATACATAGCTTTGTGATACAATTTCTCCTGAAACGGCTCTAACATTTTTTCTTAATAAGAAATAATCTACTTCTCCTGTATTATCTAAAGAATATACAGTAATTTCTGTCGGATCAAATGAAGAACTATATGAAAAATCTACGCTATCTACAGTTCTAAAATTTTTGTTAGAATCCGAACTAACAATCATGTTTGAATCAATTTGCAAACAATATCTAAAGTCAGGAACTACAGATGAACCATTATTTATAGATGGCACTAATTGAAATATATCTAAATCTACAGATGCAGGAGTTCTAAATTTTGGTGTGTATCCTAAAGAATGGGCAATATTATATAAATTTATATTTTCTTCAACTGTCAGTAATAAAGATTCTCGTAATTGTATGTCAGTGTAGAAGGATAGAATGTCTCCTGTGGCAGCAACTAATTCCATGAACATCATGCCGGGAGATGATTCATTGAAATCATTATAAGTATCAGGAAAATAGTTCTTTGTATAATCTATTAACTGCTGTCGTATCTCCCCAAAATCTTTATTTAGATACTTTATATCCTTTCTAATATTATTATTTAATAATTTTGAACTCATATTACTCTATTTCAAAGTTAACAACACCTGAATCTAAAAATAGTATTATATTTCTATTAGCACCTACATTAGTTACCCTAAATGATATTTTAATTTGAACATTATGTTCTGAATAACTATTTGAGAAAGCAATATCAGTCTCTGCTGTAACTTGAACTGAATCTAATAAAATATAGGGTAACCAAAATTCAATATCATCTATAACAGATAATCTAAGAGAATTTCTGTTTTCTTCACTATTTAATTCGAATAAATAATCAGGTATCTTTGAACCGAAATTAGGTTGCATTAATCTCTCACCCTTCCTTGTTAGTAGTAAATTAACTAAATTAGTTATGGCTTGTTCCTCCGTAGAATATGAAAGTCTAAATGTCTTTACATCTCCTCTCCTATTTATTTCTTTTGGATACTTTATGTCAACTAATACAGCATCTCCATTCATAGGTAATAGAACACCAACTGCTCTATCATTATATAAATTTGTCTCATAAGATCTAAATACTGTACGTGTTGCCATTTATATTATTTCTTATCCATTTTTTTTAACAAAGCAGAATAATCTTTAGTCAATGCTTTATAAACTGCTTGAGTTTTTGGATTGTGTTCTAAGCTATCCAAAGCTCTTGAATCTAAAATTGATCTTTCAGTCTCTTCTTCAGGATACTCCATATCTTCAGTAATTATTTCCATTAAACCACTAAATTTTTTTCTGAAATCTTTTCTTTCAGATTCTACTTTAGTACTAATAGGCTTCTCCGCAAATTTTTTTGGGGAAGGGCTACTATGATTCTCAGAAATACTTTTAGACTTAGATTCAGTTAATCTTGATTCTAATCTATCAAAATAATAATCTAATTCTTCTCTTATTATTTTTCTAAGTTTTGACTCAATTGAAATTTTATCCATCATAACGTTTTATATAAATAGATTATTTAATTAAATTTTACTTCATTAGTTAATTTTTTTATACTATAATCCAATAATATATCTCCCTTAGAACATTTACTGCTCAATATTAATTGAGATATACATGAATTATCAGCTAATATATCAGGAGTCAGAAGCGAATTATCAGTTATATTATAGTTATTATCAACACTATCATTCAATAAATACCATCCTCTACAGAATGTGTCATTTCCTATCAATAAAAGTAAATTATAATTTACTTTCTCTGTTATTCCTGTTGCCGAGTTGAATTTATTCGCAGTCATTTTATAAATATATCCTTTACATTCTGCATCTGAATTTACTAACTTAATATTAAAATCTTTCTTATCTAATTTATTAGCATTTGAATCATCTTTACTCGAATCTTCTTTATTAGTAAGTCCATCTCCATCAGATTTTAATACATTTCCGTTAGAATCAACTAATACTCCGCATCCTGACAATGGTAATCCACAATCTATGTTTATAAATTCAGGCAAGTCTTTATTAGGATCATAATCTAATTCAATATCTTTTGAATTAAGAGTATTTAATAAATTTATGGAGTCTTTTCGAGTTTGGATACCTGAAGAGTCTTGTCCTCCTACAGATTCGTTGCCACTTCCTCCTCCGTTCGAACCTAATAATCTTCTTGATATAGCATATGGAACTATATTGTTAATACCAAAATCATGATTATCTAATCTTGGCTCAGGAGGTGGTATAAATGCATTAGGTGGTAGTAACTCAAATCTCATTGATAATATAAAAGTTCTCAAAACTTCTAATAAGTTTGTAGCAGGGCCTGTAGGGCCAAATGGCGTAGCAAAAACAGCCATAGCCGATGTTAAGTCTTTTAATTGTTTTGCTAACTCCTGAACTCTGTTAACTAATTCATCAAAATCAACATCATGTTCATCTGTAGTTATGTAAAACTTTCTTGCTTCTAATACTACTTTATCTTTCGCTATTACAAATATATTATCTTTTTTAGCATTCAAAACTATTCTTGACGTATCTATTAATATTTGAGGGTTATCAAAATTAGGCACTCCTTTGGTCTCAAATCTTCTTGCCCTACCTAATCTAACTTTAGAATATTTTTGACTTACTCCTCCAAATATACCTGTTATATTATTAGATACATTCTCTACTCTATATTTTTGACTTTTAGTATTTTTAGATTGATTTTTATTTCCCGACATATCGGAAACATCTTCATTTATTGGTCTTTTTTTAGGAGATGCTGATGGTTCTAATGTCATAGCAAACGTAGGATCTCCTAATTTAGTATCTTTATGATGTTGTGGTTTCTTATAATATTGAGAATCATCTGAAGTTCCTATACCAAGTCTTATAGCGGATCCTCCTCTGTTTTGGATGATTAAATCACCTTCATATGGTTGAAGAGGTGCTAAAGGTCTACAGGGGAATGGAAATGTTTTGCCGGGCTCAAAGGGATTGTCCATAACCAAACCATTACTTTCCTTAGAAGTAGTTCTCTGAGTTATAGTATGCATTTGATTAATTACCGAATCATCCGTTGAATTCAAAGGATATGGTAAATAATAATACGTTATATTTTTGTGTTTTGGCTGTAACTCATCCTTAGATGGAGCTCTTATTAGCATAACTAATTCTCCATTTAAAGGAGTAAACATATAATTTAATGTGATTGGTCTTGCATATATATCTTTTAAATTTTCTACATCTGAATTTGCAATTAACCTAACTTTTATACTCCCTATAGGTAGTATATTTCCTTCATTATTTTTTGGATTATCATTATATGTTAGTTTACCTGTTTGTACTACCTCTCCTAATATTATTGACATTAGTATTTATTTTAAAAAATTATTCGGATGATAATCTACAAGTAATTGTTTCTTTTCTTCATCAGAAAGTATATACATTTCTGTAGTCTTTGAAGATTTTTGTGAATTTGCCATGGATCTCTGAACAATACCTGCCATCTTAATCAAATGATCATCATTCTTTATAGATAAATCAATGTAATCTCTTAGAACAGGCCCTAAAGAAGCAGCATCTTCAGGACTATTAATCATTCCCTCTATGTTATCAACCAATTTGGAAATCATTTGATCCTTTGCTTTAGTAGTTATGTAGATATCTTTCATTAAATCTGAAAAAGACATCTTATCAAAAACTAAAGAATCATCATTAGACATACTCTACTTTTTATATAAATACAATATAATATTACTTTTTAAAATATTCATTCATAGAATTATTAAAATATCTCTTTAATACATTTATAACTTTAGTTATTTTTTGTGTTTTTATACCTGTTCTCTCTCTGACTATAAAATAAATAGCTTTCTTATTGAAAGCATCTATCATATTACGTATCTTAAACAATTCTAAAACTGAATCAGCAATTGCTATCTCATCTTCATTTTTAAAAATATTATAGATTTTTAAGTACATATCATCTACCCACCTATCTACGAAAATGTTTAAGTCCTCTCTATAGTCATCTCTATAGACTTCCGAGATGACATCCCTCTCTTCATCTACGTCATCTAAATCTACTATCTGTTTTATCTGCTTTCTATTTCTATAGTTTTTAGTATTTAAAGCAATTAGATAATTCCTACCTGCAACTGTGTAATAGGAATATGCTTTACCCGCTGATTGAGAAAAATTTGGTAGCTTCTCTGTAATAAAAGATACCAAATCATTCTTCAAATCATCAAATTCTAAATCTATGTAAGGACATTTATATGTATTGATTAAGTTTTCAGCTAACTTATCTAAAGATGGATATATTTCTTTACTATATATAAAGTTTCTTTCTTTTATATTTTCTGATAAATTATATCTTATTATAGCATTATCTACATCTAAAGTAAAATAATCTTTATTCGAGTTCTTCTTCGGCATTATCTTCTATTGTGTTCAAAAATTCATTTACAATTTTGTAAGAATCTTCAATAATACCTTTAATTGTATTGAACACAAAACCAACTTCATCATCAGACTCGAAAGAACCTCTTCGATCTATTTCTTTTAAGTGACTGAAATCTGTATGAAGTCTAACATTTAAACTACTAATAAAATTTATTAACTTTTCATTATCCTCATCTAACTTAGCTAAAGCTTCTTCTAAATTACTTAATTTTTTTGAATTTAGAATAATTAGATAAATGCATATTAAAATTATACAAATACATATTAACAACAAAATAAACATAACTGTTATTTTTTAGGATTATCAAACATTTGTTTAAAATCATTTAAAGCACTATCAGATTCTTTTTTAATTTCATTTATAGTATTAATTTTATTTTTTGAATTTTTCCAAATTTTATACTCCTGTTTAGAAGCCATTAAATCTGCCATATGGATTATGTAAGCTAAATTTGTTCTTAGAGAAGCTGATTCAGATCTTGCTATATAATATGGTTTATTACCATCCTCATATAATCCATCATGTATTTTAATTGCTATAAACTCTTCCCAAGAAATTTTAACACTAAATTTCTGTAGAGTATATATGCTCAAATCAGGAACTAATGCGAAAGGTATATTATCATTAGTCTTGTATACTTTTCCCATATTCTTTCTGTGCCATTCGCTATCATTAGGAATATACTTATCATTACCTTCCCCAATAAATCCTAACTTACCTAAATCATGGTGCATAGCAACAAATACTAAATTAGATTTAGTAAATCCTGAAAGATCCATGTTCATCTGTTCGTAAAATTCATACAATTTAATGGATGTATCAATAACTCTAAGCACATGATCAATATAACCGCCTACAAAAGCATTATGATAATAATCAATAGAACTTGCAGGTGCTAAAACCAATCTATTTCCAAATGAATCGTACATGTTTTTCAACTCTACTTTTCTATCAGAAAGATAAACTTCAATATAGTTTAAAAATTCACCATACTGTTTTTCAAGAACGCTAACTTCCATAACTTATAATTTTGTTTTTGTTTTATTATACCAATCCTTTATCTCCTCATCAGTCATACTACTGAACTCATCAGGAGTTAATAACGCATAACCTTGCTTATTGTTTCCTGTATCTATAGAATTATAATAAATAGGTTCCACAACTAACTCTTCAACATTCTCTTTTGTTAATACTTTATTTCCATTATCAACTATTTTAAAAATAGGTTTAGGCTTTGTTACAACAGATATTTTATAATTTTTTATATTAGGATCTTGATCAATAAAGTCATTTTGCACAATAAAGTTATTAGGTTTATTGTGCAATTTACGGTTTACTGTGTTTTTTTTTTGGGTTCGGAATCTTTAGAAGCTTTTGGCTTTCTTCCCATAATTTTACTGCCTTTTTTCGTTTTATTATCTAAAACAACTTGATCGTAGGTATCGCTTATATCCGTAGGTTCATCTTTTAATAAGTCTAATACATCTGAATTTTTCTTAATAAAATCTTCCTTTTTAGTTGATTTGGATATGTTATTAACTAAATAACTTACGGTAATAACTAAAGTTATGGCAAGAGGATCAAATACGAATATTATCATAAGAATAAAATAATTCATTAGATTATCCATAGGTACTTCAGTAACTTTACTTAGATAAATTATCGGCCCTAACTCTGCTGCTGCATCATTGTTAGATTCCATTGATAATACTTCTATTTTATAGTTATCTATACTTGAAGATATGTTTTCTATATCATTTGATACTTTATCTCTTCTTTCTACAGCATCTTTTAATTGATATTCTAATGATTTTCGAGTTTCTGAAGATGATGATACTATCTTCTCCCCCGATTTTTTATCAATAGTAGATGTCATTGTTCCATTAGATAACCCATTTCTAAGTTCAGCTATATCTTTAACTATAGATTGTTTCTCCTCTTGCAAGGATTTTAACCTATCTGATAGATTATCAGATTTGGCTCTAACAATATTTATTTTATTTTCTGCTATATTGTTTCTATTAGATGTTATCTGATAAGCATTAGATAAAAATCCATAAATACCTGCTGAAGTTATCAACATCAGAACTACTATAGCTACCGATAAGTAAATCTTTAATGAATTTGGCAATACATCTTTATTCTGATGCAATGAATATGCTGCTACTAACTTAGATCCTTCTAATACAGAAGCCATTATTATAACAGATATACCTGCTCCCGCAAATACTTTACTCAATCCGTAAACTGAGAAAAAAGCTGCGGAAGCAGATAATAATAGAGCTGATAAAGCTACTAAGAATAATACGAATTTTTCCTTTACCATAATGACATAAAAAATAATGATTGTTTTAAGTCCTTTTCCATAGTTTCTAATAACTCTAATAACTTGGACTCATTCATTTGCTTGTTATGAATACTTCTTTTGATGTTAGAAATCATATCTGAAACTTCAAGTATTTTAGCTTCAGCATTTCCTTTATAAGTTTCCTTAATCATATTAAAAAATATTTAAACTCATATATAATACATTTTATTTTTGTAATTGTTTCTAATACTCTATAAATATATTTCAGTAATATTATATAAAATTATACTATCTATGCTTTTTTAGATTCTTCAGCATCATTAGGAGTCATTTTCGTGATATTCTTACTATTCATATAACCAAGTACTCTACGTATTTTTTTACCATACTCACTATTCCTATGCCACACTTTAACTGCATCTTCAATAGTCATCATAGTAACCTTAGTTACAAATGAACCTATCTCAGGGTCATCAAAATCTTTCATATTTTCAATCGTAATTGGCTGTTCTTGATTTAATTCATTGTCATTCGCAGGTATCCATTTACCTTTTACTATGTCCCAAACTGAAAATTCAGTTCTTTTTATTGTAGGGATATCTCTATTATAATTTACGACAATTTTTGATTTAATAATAGAACCTCCAACTACTTCTTTATATTCTTTTGAAAATGGTATCTTAGTTCTAATATCTCCTCCTGAATATAGAAATGCTTGTAAATCAAGATTAGGTTCATAATCCATACTTGCAGTTATGCCATAAATCTCAAATGGGTTTTTAGTTATACCCAATTTAGCAAGTAGATTTTTAAGTAATTTTCCTTGCTGACTTGAACCTTTCATACGAGATACTATATCATCTAAAAATCCTTCATTTATATTCTCAGAAGATTTTACATATTTACCTTCTTTGATAATTCCTGCCAATTTTTGAATTCTTAGAATTTCCTCATTTACTAATTTCTTTTTCATAATTTTTATTTATTATTTATATATAAATATAGTATAGTATTATATTATTATATATTATATATTATATATTATATATTATTTTTTATATTATATAGTATTATATATTTATATATATATATATTTTCAAAGTTACAGATTTTTTTTCTAAAAACAATACTTTTTATAAAACATTAACAAAACATTAACATATGAGAGTGATATTCAATAATCCTATAACAAAAATATATGAAGTTGGTATAATTGTAAAAAAATATACCATAAACAAAAGACAAAAGTTTGATGTTATTTCAGAAAAAGGATCCATGTATTTAGCATTATCTACAAATGTACAAAAAAGTGGTCATATAAATGAAACTTTATCAAAAAAGTTTGCAGACAGCATCAATACAAACTTAACCAAACTAAATCAGTCTAATTATAGAAATCCTGAATATATACCTAATATTTTAAAAGTAAATATATAATATGGAAAAATCTGAGGATTACAATAGAATCTTAGAATATTATAAGCAACTAACAAAAGAATCAAAGTTAGATTTTACTAATACTCTTTTCAACATAGGATTAGATAAAGTAAATGTAATATTAGAAGATTCTTTAATGTCTGATGATGATTATGATTTGTTTTCAGAAAATATTAGTCACATATCGGATGAATTAGATGAGGATGATTTCATTGAATATTCACCTGATGATGCTGATAGTATCTTAGACTTGAAGAGAGTAGATGATGATGTAAACAATGATATGTATGTCGTAATAGACATAGATAATAATATAATTCATATATACTCTAATGATTTAAAAGATATTGAAAACTACAAATATGAAAATATATTTTTAAGAGGTATGTTTTTTGTAATAGATAAGGAATACATAAATAATAAAGAATACAAATATTATGAGTGTGCTAAAATAATTGGTCAATTGGAACAAGATATTTGTTACAATTAGATATATTTATATATAAAAACAAATTATGAGTAAAGAACTTCGAGAAATGATTGACAGAGTACGAAACTATAAAAAGTCTGTTAATGAATCCTATGATTTGGTTTCTCAATTTAAAGGAAATCATCATGGAAATCCAATGCCAAAAAATAAATATTTAAATTCATTAGGTTTAGATGAAGAAGGTATAGAAACTATTCAAATATGGATTAATCTTATGCAAGATGATAAATCTTGGTTTAGTAAAACATATCCGAAAGGTTCGGCAGATTATGTGGACTTAATTTCATATATTTCAGAAAAAGTAAAAGATTTAAAATCATTTGTTAAAAAATACAAATCAGTAAATCCTATAAAAGTCGTTAATTTTTTGAAGGACTAAATTATTATAAATAGTATTTAGTAATTATAGATTAGTATACTTATAGTATATAATGATAGCCGAGCATTTTTATAACCGCCATCTTAGGAGGCACAAAACTAAAACAAAATGATTAGAAAAGTTAATGAAATTCCATACAGCTCTATGGATGTCTTTTTAAAAAACTATTTTGATTCTAAAGATGATTTCTTTTCTGTAAAAGACAGTAAGATAAACTATCCTTTAGATTTAATCCAATCAGATGATGGATTATTATTGCAAATAGCTTGTGTTGGTGCTGATCTTCAGGATATAAGCATAACAACAACTCTTGATACTCTCAGGATTAAATATGATAGACCTAAATTAGATGATAACTACAATTATTTGATAAAATCAATAACACAAAAATCATTTGATTTGGGATATAAGGTTTCAGCTAAATATGATTTAGAGAAAATAGAAGCAAAACTATCAAAAGGATTGCTAACTATTATGATACATTATAAAGAAAGTCAACAACCCAAATCAATAAATATTATTTCAGAATAAACTAAAAGCTCGGCTATCTATTATGAAAACAAATACATTTATATTAAAATGCATTCAAAATGCTATACTTTCAGAAAAGTTAAACAAAACATCTAAAATTATAAAATTAATAGAAATATCTGAAAATCCTGAAAATAATATTAGTCCTAAAAAGAAATTTTGGATTAATACTCTATTAAGAATAGTGGCAGATGAATCTTATTATAAAGACATAAAAATAACTAATATTAAGTGGGATGATGTTTTTAAATTGTATGATGATGATTATTCTCCACAAGAAGCATCAGCTATGTTAATACAAATGGATGAATCTATAAAATCAAAATCTAAAAATATGTTAAATGAAAAAGATACGAATGAATACGAACCTATTGATATATCTTTTGACCTTAGCAAATTAAATACTAAAAGATATACTGACTTTGAATTTTCTGATTTAATAGATTCTATAAACAGTACACGTGGTCTTAGTAAGAATATAGAAAAAAGATCAGATGGTACTTATGGATTTGTAGATATGATTCATAAAAATAGTAAAGATGAGGAACTAAGAATACCTCGTATGCTATTGACACCTGATGCTACAAAGAGAAAAGATAGGGAAGGTGTTAATTTTGAACCATCAAAATGGGATATAGTTATAGGTAGTAATATATTCAATACTAAAGCAGCTGCCGAAGATGCTCGTTCTAAAGCAATACTAAAAAGAAAAGACATTGCTCCTTATATTCATAATGATACAATTAAAAGTATTTCTGTATATGATGAGAAAGGTAATTTAATGAATGGAGAAATACTTGATGCAAGTGGTACTCCTTATAATTTAGATAAATTAAGGTCTTTAATTATGAAAAGACCTGAAACATTGTTAAGTTTTAATGAGAAGTCAGAACATTCTACAGGAGGTACTGAGAAAGTATTTAACTTAGGTTTACCTGCTTTGACAGGTTTGATTGTTGATGAGAGTGATCCTGAAAAGTCTTTCCATATCGTAAATACATGCCCAATGGCAGGAAGTTGTAAAGCTCACTGTTTTGCGATGAAAGGAGGTTATGTTCAGTTTGAATCACCTGCATTAAAGATGGTTCAGAAACTTAATTTTCTTATGAATGATCCTAAAGGTTTTCAAGCTAAATTAGTTAGTGAAATAAAATCTGAATACACCAAAATGAAATCAGATTTTAAAGATTCCACATGGCATTTATTGGTTAGATTTCATGATTCAGGAGATTTTTTCAGTGATGATTATTCTAATTTAGCTTTAAATGTTTGTAGAATTTTTAGGGAAGGTACCTATAAAGAAAATCCTGTGTTATTCTATGCTTATACAAAACAATTAGATGCTAAAGGTAAATTAGAAAAAGAGCCTAACTTTGTTATAAATTTCTCATTAGGTTCAAAACAAGGTTCTAAGATTGACCCTAAAATCACAAAATTAGCAGCTGTAGTAGATGATTTACGATTGAATAAGATTACTCCTGATTTAAAAAATAAAATTGTATCATTTCTAAAAGATAATCCAAAAACAAGTAAGTATGTTATAGATTATATGAAAAATACTGCTAAATTACCTGATAAAGATAGAGTATCTAAGATTACAACATTATTAAATTCTATTAAGAGTAAAGATGCTAAAAGTTTAAAGAAATTATATGAAAGAGAAGTTGTTAATGTAAAAGATACTGCTTGGTTAAAATATGTTAAAAGGGTAAAGACAGGTAATTTAATTAAACAGTATGAAAAGAAAGATGGTAAGAAAGTGAAAGATAGTCAAGGAAATTATATTTCCAATATGGTAGATGAATACAAATGGGAATTTATTTCAGATAGAGCTTGGAAACTCTTCCAAGACAGACTATATAATAGTTATAAAGATACATATGGTATAACTAAAGATAGTATCATAAAGTATTCAGATTGGGTTGAATTACCGAGAAGTGAATGGGCAGGGAAAGAGAATGTTGGTGTTTGGAACGTTGTCATCTTGCCCGGAATTGATGGTGACTTAGCTGCATCAAGAAGTGATGTACATATATCATTTTTATTAGTACATTAATATTGCTATATTAAACATAAATTCTATATCTTTAATAAATACACATAAAATAATTAATTAATTTTTAGTATCTTTACTAAAAAATTAATATGGCAATCGTATACGAACATTTAAGAAATGATACCAATGAGGTGTTTTATGTAGGTATTGGAAAAAATGACAAGAGAGCATATTCTAAATGTAATAGAAATCTGTATTGGCATAACACTGTAAATAAACATGGTTATACTATTAATATAATTCACAGAGATATCTCTTGGGAAGATGCTTGTGAAATAGAAAAAGAATTAATAGCAAAATATGGAAGAAAAAACTTAGGATTAGGCAATCTTGTTAATCGTACTGATGGGGGGGATGGTATTTTGGGTCTTGTACATTCAGAAGAAACAAAACAGAAAATGAGTGAAGCAAAAAAGGGTGAAAAAAATTATTTGTTTGGTAAAACTCATTCAGAAGAAACAAGACAGAAAATAAGTGAAGCACAAAAAGGTGATAAACATCATATGTTTGGTAAAACTCATTCAGAAGAAACAAGAAAGAAGTTAAGTGAAGCAAAAAAGGGTGAAAAACATTATATGTTTGGTAAAACTCGTTCAGAAGAAACAAGACAGAAAATAAGTGAATCACTAAAGGGTAAAACTCATTCAGAAGAAACAAAACAGAAAATGAGTGAAGCAAAAAAGGGTGAAAAAAATTATTTGTTTGGTAAAAATCTTTCAGAAGAAACAAGACAGAAAATAAGTGAATCACTAAAGGGTAAAATTCATTCAGAAGAATCAATACAGAGAATGAGTGAAGCAAGAAAGGGTGAAAAAAATCATATGTTTGGTAAAACTCATTCAGAAGGAACAAGACAGAGAATGAGTGAAGCAAGAATAAAATTTTTAGGACAAAAAAGATATACCTCGGCTCTTGCAAAACCGAAGAAGAAGCAGCTAAAGCATACCAAGATGCAAAATTGATATATCATAAATAAATTGTATTATTTTTTGAAAGCTATAAATTCTTTACTTTACGTAAAGCACGATACAATTCTTTAGGATTATTTATATCCATTAAAACATTGTCATCATATTCATCACCAATTAATTCTCTTTTAAGAACATTTAATTCATCATCTCCCAAGTATATAAAAGTTCCAACAAATTTATCATTTGTTTTTACATTCCAAACATAAGCACCTCCCCAATCAGCATTATTAGAAAATGGTTCTTTTTTTAAATGTTTAGATATAACTCTCATTAATTTATCTCTATTATATAATAAGTCTTCATCATCTTCAAACTCATCATATAATAATTTATTACCATTATTATCAAAAGTAGAATCATCGTTACTTAACAACCAATTTTCTAAATCTTTGTCAATAGTATTAGTGCTTTTTTGTTTTAGATATATGTTCTCATCAGGAGTTAGACTTTGTTTACCACTCTTGGTAATTTTATCTAATAAGGTATCAACTAATTCATTATTTTCTTTTAAAATATTATGTTTTATAAAAAATTCATTTATAACTTTTTTATGTATTTGATTATAATATTTCATATTAGTATATGTTTTTCATAATTACCTAAACATTCCTTAGCATCTCCACCATCTTTGGATGCGGATAAATATCTGATTTATCTTTTCTCACATTAGTATGAGTTAGCATACCTCTAATTTTACCTTCCACAGCATCATTAAAGAAATCAAAAGCTATAGCGGGATCAAACTTTTTTAAAGTTTCTTTAATACCTTTAGTAATATCTATATTATCTCTTTCTTGAATATATTTTATTAATCTTCTACAAGATTCTATCTGTGCATCTGAATAACTGTGGTAGTATCTTGTTCCTCTAAAATTATATCCTAAATCTGTTACATACTTAGGATCTACTTTACCACCATATACTGTAAAGAAGTCATTTCCTTTTTTTGTAAGAAATCCATAATTACATATTTCAATACCTACAGAATGACTTTGCATAAATCTGTTTACATTTCCTAAATGAAATGCCCAATTACCTTCAGGATATGCTTGAACTATCTCTCCATTATATTTAGTATCTCCTGTCAGAGATACTCCTCCTATGACAAATTCTGTGGCTATTCTACCTCTATCATCCCTACTCCATATATCTATAGTGTTGTATGGATTATGGGAACCCGCTGTATGATGTAGGAAAAGATATTTCTTTTCAGTTATTTGATTTACGTATTGTTTTTTAGGAATCCAAAACTTTATGATATTTAAATCATCATTTCTATTTTCTCTTAAATCTGTGCTATAGTCATCATCCAACAATTTATTAAATAAATCAGGAGTTACTACTCCATCAGGATGCATACCTACTTTAATTTGATAGTTTTTTACAGCAGCTTCTGTCATTCTACCATAGATCCCATCTACAGGGGTTAGGTCTAATGCAATTTGTATTTTTCTTACCTCATCTCCTTTTGATCCAAAACGATAGTACATAGTTATTGTTTTTTATTATAAATATTAGAACTTACCTAAAAATTCATTACTTAGATTATTTACAGCTCCCAAAACTTTTTGATCTGCATCACTTGAAGGATTTCTTAAATCTATATTTCTAAAATCAACTCCATAAATATTGGGTATGCTATTAGCCATATCAAATAAATCAGGAGTCAGTATGGATGAGTAGGTATCGGAATATGCATCTATCATAAAGTTTAGCATAGACGAATCTCCTTGATATACTATTGCACTCATTAAACTTATTTGTGATTTTATGACACTGTTTAGAGAGTTCATAAAAGATGCAGCATTTATTCCTGAGTCCAAACTTTTGAATAAAAATCCTGACCATGGGGTTACTAAATAAGGTGGAGTTTTACTTATTCGTATTCCTATTACGGTTGTTTTTTGTAGATACATGGATAGTGAAACGGCATCTACCCAAACTCTTGCTCCGTATCCAAAATTTGGGAAGAAGAATATATTCGTCCATATACCGGGAAAGACAGTCACAATCGTAGCCAAAGGACTATCAATCACTCTCCCTGTCCAAAACAAAGTATGATCAATCGCCAATTGACTTGACAACAAATTACTCTCCGCATTAAAATTAAATCTATTCTGTGATGAGAATACAACAGATACAGCTTCGAAGATTTTTGGAATATCAGGTCTACCAATCAATCTACCTCCCGAAGATATATCAAAATGTAACTTGTATAAATTCTCAGCATATCTACCATGCCTACCTACTTTAACTAAATCAGCAAAATTATAAGTAGTTGGAGTATACTCAGCAATTAATTGTGCTTTGAATAAATTCCACATTATTAAATTTTACGAGTAACAAATTCTAACAGTTTATTTACAATTTTAATTCTATCAGATTTATCAGCTTCAAATATAACCTTTTCAAAAGCTTCTTTCATTTTAGCTTTCTTAGCTTTACTTATTTCAATAGCAGCTAATTGTTTAAGTGCTTTATCTTTAGTATCATGTGTACCCAAAACTTCATCACCTGATGAACTTAGCACTACCCAATTATTACCTTTCTTTTGTATTTTTTCAGAGATAGTCATAATTTTATTAGTAGTCGTAAAATTAGGTTTTTTTATAATTGTCTTTGCCGTAACTCCTTTTATCTTAGTACGTGTATCTGCCATAAATGGAACATGAATATTAGATTTTTTATCTCTTACAACTATCTCAAAGTATTTCTTTAGAAAATCTAAGAATACATTCTTTTTTTCTCCTAATTTATCAAAAAAGGTAATAATTTCATCTTCATCTATACCTCTTTCTTTAGCTTGATCAAAGAAATGTTTTTCCATAGAAACATTAATAGGATCTAAATCTTCAGATGCTTTGTTCTTAATATTATTTTTATTTAATTCAGCCATGGTATTTTATATATAAATAGTTTTAAATATTATTATTTTAAGAATGATAGGAGAAGTAGTTAGCATCTCCAAATCTTTTTGAATCTTCGTGAGTAGTCCTTGATGGATTATCTAAATCATTATATACTCTTAACCAATTTGCAGGTTCCAATTCAGATGGACTCAAGCTACTATCAATCCACTTTATCTTATTGTTAGGAGCACAACATAAAACTCCTGTAACTTCATCAAAGAAGTAATTCTTAGTCTTATGCTCATTCCATACTTCAGATTGTGAGTAGTTTATATTCTGATTAAAATTTTGAGGATCACAAGTCCATAGATAAGTTCCTGATAGTAATTTTCCACTTCTATTAGTCATTTCTACTTTTATGTTTTTAATAACATTGAAAGTAATTAATTGCCAATCATTACCAATACAATCCCACCAAGCTACATCAGATTGTTTTATCTCTTCAAAATCGCTATATTTGAAATCTAAGGAAGGTTTATTAAAAATGGCACATTGGTCTATCTTATCGTAAACAGCTCCCACAGAGGGGATATATGCTATGTACAGAGGGCTTCTATGAGATATAAATCTAATTCCTATTAATACTCCAAAAATCAAATCATCTTTAGAATTATATACAGGATCTCCTGATAAATGTGATTTCCTAATATATACTTCCGTATATGGTGTATTTACTATCATTTATTCTGTTTAGTTTAATTCAGTGTATCTAAAATTTCGAATAGTCATAGTACCTTCGTATATCTTATGGAGGATATGTTTATTGTATAAACTATTATTAATTATGACATTCATCTTATGATTTTCAAATTTAGATAGAGTTAATTCATCATCCATAACTCGTATTAATGTATCATTTATATAGAATTTTATGCTATCATATAGCCAAACTACTGAATATTTGTTGAAATCTGTTATTGGGTTATTAGTAATAACATTAGGTATTCTTAGGGCATTGTCTAACTTTACTCCATTATTTCTAATATGTACATTAGTTTCTAATCTGTGTCTCTGTCCTTTTATAATTCTATTCCATAATGAAGTATTATACTTACCGTTAGCATCTGAATATCCTTCGAATACGTCTATTTCGGGAGGCCAATCAGACCAAGACCACATCCAAAATGCAGGCCAACTATATGGTAAGTCAGGTAGTTTTACTTCTAAATCAAATTTACCATAACCAAATTGATGGGTACAGGATATTAGTCCTATACCCATCTGAGATTCTTCATCTAACTCTTCAAAATACTTAGGAGAATACTTACTTAGTAATACTACTTCGTTATCATTGTTTTGAACTACGCAAGTTTTATCATACCAAACATAAAATTTTTCAGGATGAACAGCTCCCCACCTTTCTTCAGTAATCCATTCATATCCGCAAAATTTTATATTTTCCATCAATCTACAAATTCTTTAGCAAAATATTGTTTTAACTCCTCTAAATCTTTTAATTTATTACGCCATTGAGCGTCTTGTGTCGAGTATGTACCATCAGAATTCTTAACTACATTATCACTTTTTCTCCATTTATCAAAATCTTTTTGAATTTTAGGTGTCCATTTTTTTATATCCTTAACCTCAGTCAGAATACCTGCTAATTGCTGCATTCGTCTAACCTCGTTTAAGGTTACTTGTAATTTTTGTATTTTTTTCATAATATTTTTGTTTTATATAAATAGTTTATTAATTATAAATAATGTTATCAAATTCAGAATTTGTTGGTTTTTCATAGCTATCTATAAAGCTATCTACAACATGTAGTGGAATACTTTTACCTGTTTCCACTTCTCTCTTTTTCAATCTACGTAATAATTCAGGTTTTGGAACATTGAATACTACGGCATTCTTTGTATATACATTAGGTATTTTACTTAATATCATAGATCTTGAACGTCTATTCATATTAGTCATATCAACTACTATATCTTTATAGGATTGTATTGATTTAGCTATATGATTATTAAGTGCTACATTTACTTTTTTTTGTAACTCTGAGTTTGCAAATGATTCTGAATAGGATAGATTATACTCTTTACGCATATCGTCTAATATGTTATCTCTTGAGATTACTATTTCATCTCCCACATTTTTTGAAACCCATGTACTCTTACCCGATGCAGGTGGGCCAACAAGGAATGTTATGGTTGGTCTTAAATTCATAATTAATTAACTGTAATAATTTTTAAATACATCCGTTGTCAAACCATAGTCTATAATAGCTAATTGTTCTTTACCATTTACTTTGATTAATCCGTATGAGTTTATGCGTCTCATATCACTTGATGGTATATCAAAGTTTGCTATATAATCATAAACTCCACTTGTAAATTCGTTGTTCATAACTTCTTCTACTAAGTCTTGGTCAACTTTAAATTGAGGGCCTTTATTTCGATATGTTGAATCAGCTGATGTTAATACTTCTCCAAAGTCATCGAAGTCAATTCCTGTAATACGTTTAAAATCAGATTTTTTAACTTTTTTAGCTAAAGCCATTTCTAACCAAAGGAAATTCTCATGATAATCATATACAGGAGCTACAATATCAGTTAACATATAATCATCGCTATAATCAATTTCTACTTCATTTTGAGCTAATCCTTTCTTATTTTTTGCAAGTTTTAATACTTTTTCATTGTCTATGAAATATACAATCCTCGATGAGCCTTGTGCTATTTTTTTAAGATGTTCATCGCAGTACTTTTTCCTACTTGCAAATGATTGTAATGTTTTAAAAAATTTCATATCAAAAGATTGTGGATAATCCTCAGATACTACACTTTCATAAATATTGGTTAATTTAATCATATGCTATACATTCAATCTATCTGATTCCTTTGATATTATAGAATTGCTTATAATGGAGTATAATTCTTTAAATACTTTAACTTTGTTATTATTAGGAATTTCATTTAGATACTCAGGATATTTATTAGATACTAATACTCTTCTTATCCATTTTTTTAATGGTTTTTCGTATTCTCCTGTATAAGCATCATTGTCTAATACTATTTCAGAATAAGCTTCATCTGATAGGCTATCTAAGTTTGTTTGTTTTTCTCTGAAGTCATCTCCTACTAAATATAGTTCTAAATATTTAGTTACGTCAAACCAATCTTTTCTTATATCTATTTTTTCTAAAATAAGTTTCTTAGCTAATGTATTTAACTTAATCATGTTCTACTCCTTTAAAATAATCATTTACTGTTGTAATATAATCAGCTGCCAAAGTTATTTTGGATTGAACCCAAGATGGTAGTTCGTCAGTGCTTTGTAGTTTTTTATAGATCTCATATGAGTTTTGTACTACACTCTTGATTTGAGATTTTGCCATTTCGGATTCGTAGTCATCTTCCAAAAAATTTGAAACATCTTCGGTATCTGTATAGAAGTTTTTTAAGTTTGAAAGTATATACTCTTCTAATTTCATATTGTTTGTTTTTTTAATAGTTTTCTATTCTTTAAAAGTTTTAATAAATTCAATAATATAGAAATTATAGTAACAGCAGTAACTACATATTGAGCTATACCTCCTGTAAATTGCTCATCAGCTGCATTTGATGCTAAATCTTGTAAATATTGTTTTATTACATATTTTACAATTGTCATAACTTTAGTATTTCTAATACCTAATAGAAATACTACTTTATATATAACTTTATCAAGAATGTTATTAGCTTCTAAAAGCTCTATCTCATTTATATCAATATCAATGTCTTTTAATAAGTCACTTGATATTTTCTCTATCTTGCTAAAATCAATCTTGTTACTTGATAGTTCTTCATCTAACGATATTACTTTACCGAATTTACTATTTAACTTGGAAACAATATTAGGTTCATTTTGTAACAAATCATATGCAAGACCTATAAATTTCTTATCATTTAATAGATTGTCCGTTAATTTTTCCAAACCACTCTGAACATCTGAATCTATCTTAATATTTTCAGATAATATTATTTTTGCAATATTAGATAGTTTCATATATTCAGTATTTATAAAACTTTAAAAGATTTACCATTCAACATAGTATTTATGCTAATTTTAGAATTTGGATTAATTTCTTTAACTATTGAAAGCAGCAGCATTACACCACTTTTATCAGTACCTACAAATTCATAATCAGTATCTTTCCAATTATATGGATCCAAAGTATAATAATCATTTTTGAAACTATAGACAAAAGCTCTAACCTCAGATATGTATATTGGTTTTGTTCTTAGAGATACTACTAAATCACCTTTAGGATCTAAATATAATGCTCCTACTTTATGAATTACTTTTTCATTTTCTAAAGTTTGTTTAGATCTATTTGGTCTTAATCTATTTGTTTTTATGTTGAAGTATAGATTTATTTCATCTCCCAAAAATTTATATAATTTCTTCTTAACTTCATCCTTGGTTACATTTTCTACAATACGATTGTATCCTAAGTTATTCTTAATATTTTGTAATACTGTTGTTATAATTTTGTTGTTCATATATTTGTTTTAATTTTTTAATCTACCTCGTAAAGATCTACCAATACTTTTCAATCTACTTCTAAAAGATGATATTGCTTTAGCAACTCCTGATTTAGGTTTTGACGTTTGTGTAGGTTCTATTATTTTTTTAGCACTCGAAGATAATCTAAATTTAGATTCTTTTTCTTTCTTAATACTTTCTGATGTAAATGTTTTTTTCTTTTTAAGTTCTTTTATAGCTTTTTCTTTTCGTTCGTCTGAAATCTTTTTTAAGTCTATTCTTTGCTGTTCTTTCAATCTCTCTTCACGTTTCAATTCAAAAATAGTTTTAGAGTTTTCCGCAACTGACTTCGGAGTTATGAATAGAAGAGTTCTTACAAAGGTATCATCAGGGCCACCTCCATTATACTTAGGAATTGACAATGAGAAATTCTTATCTTTTAATACTTTTATGTCTCTCATCCTACTCAACATAAAAGTTCTCCAACCATGCTTCGAGAATCCTTTTCTTGATACAGATGGTGGTTCAACATGTATTCTTATGAGTAAGTTACCTCTTTTGGATATACCTATGGCAACAGGCTTCCCTTTTACTCTTTTACCTGCTTTAACAGGTTCTCTAACATAAGGTCTATCTGTTGGATTCCTACCTGTTCTTGGAGGAATAGTGCTGTACTTTTTAGGCCCTGAGTATAGAAATTCTATAATATTCAGATTCTGAATTGCGTCTATTATCGGAATAGCTTGTTTTGTTTTAAGTAACAACGGATCTAAACCTTTTCTATTGATAGCCATATTATATAGTATGCATTTTATAATAAATAGATATAATTTACTTAAATAAACTACATTTTATAGTAAGTAAGTAAATAATTTTAAAGGTTTTATAATAACTATCAAAAAAAATACAAGAATAATTTGGATTTGTAAAAGTGTTGTATTAGTTTTGTATAAAATTACAGTTATATGATACAGGATAGATTGGATAGTTATAATCAAGATCATTGTTGGCAGTATGATATTAGATTAAATAACTTTGATGATGACTTAAAAACATGTGGATTAACTAAAGACTATATCCAAAAAAAAGAGGTTCTTAATTAAAATAAATAAACTATGTTTGATTACAATGATTTAACACCAAAGCCTATATCAATTGATAGTCTAAATGATTCTTATATAGGTAAGAAAGTATTTTATAAAACCGATTGGAAAACTATAGGTGTTCCTTATGAGAAAGGCATTATAACATCTTTTAACTCAAAGTATGTATTTGTTGATTTCACAGGTAATGGACATGGAGTGGCTTGTAGAGCTCAAGATCTATTGCTAACTCCAAAAGCTCAAGATTTTGATTTACCCCAAAAACATTAACAAATTATTAACATTAGTATGTTTGTAATGTTTGTATTATTTATTAATTTTGTTTTATTAAATTTCAAAAAGTTATGGAAAGTTTATTTAGTTCGTATAAACAAGCATTAAAACTTAAAGAATTAGGTTTTGATGAACCTTGTCTATATCAATATGTTAGAGATGCTGATAATAATGGGGAATTGATACCTATTATATCAGAAACAAATTACCCTATTGTTAGAGATAATAATCAAGTTTTTATTTGTAGCGGAGGAGATTGTTTTGCAGCACCACTAAACTCACAAGCTTTTAGTTGGATTAGAGAGAACTATGGATTGTGTCATTTTATTAATTTTAGTGGAAAGAATTACTGTAGTGGGTGGGAAGATAGAGATTTCAATGAGTTTGGATATAAAATCTATAATACATATCAAGAAGCAGAATCTCAATGTTTAACTAAGTTACTAAAATTTGTGAAGAAGATTCAAAAAGAATCTTCAAAAAATATTGACATTGCAGATTCTGAAGATTTAGATTTTAATAAACTAAATAGTACAGATAAGAATATTATTATTGATTCTAAACTTACCAAAAAGATAGATTTGACTAAAGATGAATTTCAATATCTATCAAATGATAAGAAAGCTGAGTATATTAATGACTTTTCTAAATCAGGATTTCATATGCAAAAGTGGTTGTGGAACCAAGCATCAGATAGTCAAAAATCTATGTATATACAATGTAGAATTGATAAGCAATACAAACTACAAGATTACGAATTCTATTACGCCTCAGAATCTCAGAAAGATACTTATATAGGTAATAGAATTAAGAATGGGTATAATTGGAAGGAATCTTCTCAAACAATTTAGTACGGAACAGTCAGGTGGTGGAATGGAAGACACTGAAAAACTGTAATGAGGTTTGCCAATCCTCACGTTAAACAAAAAAGGTATCAGCGCAGAAGTGCGGAAGCATTGCAGGTTCAAATCCTGTCCTGACTACTAAAAACATATTTGGAATTCTAAAAACTTTGTTCTATATTTGTAATATAGTTAACAGCAAAAAAAAACAAAAGTATGGAAAATATTTTTAAAATTGCAAAATATGAAGCTACGGAAATCGGCTTCAACCATATTGGTTATGACGATTACAAAATCACATATCATAAAGGTAAAAAATCACATCAAATCAGAATAGTTGTTGATGGTTTTATAACAAATCGAGTTATAAATTTAATTGATGGTAATTCGGGTTATAGAAATCAAATACTATCAGCAATTAGTGATGTCAAAAATGCTAAAATCGATTTAACGCAAAAACAATCCGAAAAAAATAAAGTAACATTACGTTACATTGAAACATTTTATAATAAACTAATTGTTAACAATGTTAAGAGCTATTTAATAGGAATTAGCAAAGAGGAAAGCAGAGACATACTAACGATACATAAATTAATATCTTAAAAAAAGCTACTAACAAAATTATATAAAAAATGGTATTTCAAAAACTAAAAAGAGTGTGGTCTCATAATGATATGAACTACATACCTAAATTCAGTGAAACTTTTCCTGAGTTAAACAAATTATCATACGAAGAAATGTGTGAGAGGTGGAAATCACTTGGAATTAAGTTTTACTCAGAAGAGAAAACAGAAATTAGTGTATGGATAAGATTTACATTACCTTTTGCATTTATCCTTTTTTTACTAATGTTTTTCTCTTTACCTTTAGTATTTATGATCAGAGGAAAATGGAGCTATCCTCATGGCAAAAATAATTTAATACTAAATTGGTTTCGTTCTTTAGGATTAGAGTGAGTTGAAAATAATATATGGTCAGGTGGGCGTAATGAGGAACGGTTCCGAGTCCATTTAATGGTTGCTTATCAGGTTCGAATCCTGCCCTGACTACAAATGTGTTGTTCCCTTGAGAAAGGAATCTCGTAAGTTCAAAAAAAAAGTCCGTAATGTAACTCAACACAGAGGGGTTCTCTCCCTCAAAATAGTCAGGTGGCGGAATGGTAACGCAGGGGAAACCCGAGGGGATGTCACAGATGAGTGTTAAGATGAGTTTGAATCTCAGCTTCTCCTATTACAGGTTCGAATCCTGTCCTGACTACGCAAAAAACATAAGATGGAGTTTCCTTGCCTTGTAAAAGGTGGGTTTTAAAAATCTAAAGACAGTCAGGTAGCTCAATGGTAGAGCGGGTGCGTAATAGTAGTTGCCGTAGCAGGTTCGATTCCTGTCCTGACCACTAAACTAAAAACCAAAAATAATGTTAGGAAAATTAATCATTGTTACACTTTATGTCTATGTATGTATTCCTCTTTCAAATGGAGGTAAGGAAGAGTATATAGAAAGGGCAGGAAGAGCCTCTTTTGAAGTACGAGGTACATTCACTAATACTGACTCTCTAATAATGGAGACTGTCAAAAAGTATGGAGTTGATCTCCAATATAACTCAGTTAAGACTGAGATAGAGACATTAAGGATTAAATGTGAATGTAATTAAAAGTAATTATATTGTATGGCAAGGTGGCGTGGCGGGAGGACGCAGGAGCACTATACGTTGGGTCGAGACTAACCTACTGAAAAGTAGTAATTTAAGAGATAAAAATGGGTTCTGTCTGTGGGTTCGAATCCCACCCTTGCTGCCATATAGTAATCAAAATCAAAATAAATGAACAAAAAAACATTAAATCATGAAAAATGAATTCATTCCATACGAACAAGCGTTGGAACTAAAAGAACTTGGATTTGATGAACCCTGTTTTGGTAAATTTTACTATAGTCATTTAGAAATTGGAGGAAATTGGCGTAATGATGATTTTAAAGAAGACCCTGATATTTTTATTTCGGCACCACTATACCAACAAGTTTTTCGTTGGTTTAGAGAGAAGTATGGTGTTTATTTTCACCCACAAAAATTCGATGAAAGTAGATGGTGGATTCAATGGGGTTATTGGAATAGTTCTGTTTTCGAAACCTATGAAGAGGCTGAACTTGAATGTGTTAACAAATTAATAGAAATAGCGAAACTATGAACATAGAAATAAGTTGGAATCATTTAGGAGGCAGTTGGTGGTTTGAATTAGGCATAGGTTGTCAGACAACAGAATATCATCCCAATAAGAAAATGGTATTTACGATATCTTTAGGTATTGCTACTATTTATGTTAGATGGTAAAATCACAACATATTTGAATAACGGTGATAATCACTGTAGAATACTAAAATTTCAGACAAAAAACATTAACATAACATTAACAAAATTAAAATTGACTATTTATAAAAAATAGATCATCTTTGCAGAGTCAAATTTTTTGAGTTACAAATCAACAAACATGAGTAAAATTGAAAAACTAACTCCTGAACAGGAGTCCAAATTAGAGTCTCACAGAGATAAGTGGTTGAGCAAGGTATTTAATTACGAATACTATAATAACCATGATGCTGCTAAAACAGAAGTTTCTATTAAGAAACTTTACAAATTCTGCGGGTTGTCAGAACCTGAAGTAATGCTTTTAGACAGCCCGATGGCTTGTCAAGTAAAAGTCAATGAGTTATTAGGAAATGAAACTATGGTTTACGAACCGTTCTCATCCTACATCAACGTTGATGACATTTCTTGGCTATCCTTTTACAGCTTTTTTATGGACAATTTTGATATCTTAGATGAGTTCAAAAAAGATTTCAACTTAATATCAGAATGTGTTGAGAACAGTTACCTTCAAATCCAAATGGATACTGTATGTTTAGTGTCTAAATATCCAAAGATAATAAACAGAAATGCCAACAAAGATTTACATTGTACAACAGGATACGCAATTGAGTTTGCAGATGGATATGGACAACACTATGTAAACGGAAGATTTATTGAAGAGTCTGTATTCAATGAATGTATGACCTTAGAGAATGCTACGATTTTATTTCATACTCAGACTAATGAAGACATCAAAGCAGGAATTATTACAATAATCAAAGAGAATTTCGGTAACGAAGGTTTACTCAAGATGTTAGATGCTACTTTAGTTGATGAGAAGACTATTAAGCATGAAAATGACTACGAGGAGATTGTTAGAATTTATAAGAGTAATAAATCTTATTCATTCTTACAGAATAGTAAAGGAGAGATGGATCAGCCATATGCATGGATTGAATTCACTTGTCCGAGTACTAAATCTACTTATCTTATTGACACCTGCCCAACTTTTTCGGATGCAGTAGAATGTGCCAAATGGCATAGACCAAACAATGTACCAAGTAGCCTTAGTTATATTTGGAGTTCAGCAAATTAAAATTAAAAAAAATTATGAAAAGTAAGTTAAATTTCGACAAGAAGTCCTTTCACCAAGGAGATGTTCAATTTTTCCAATTGAATAAACTACCGAAAGGCATTAAGAAGATTGAGAAGCAATTTATTGCTGCATCGGAAAGATCAGGAAGCTTTCATGCCCTATTCGGAAATTATGACATCTACGAATTTGAGGATGGAGGATTCGTAATCGATGCTCACGAAGAATGCATCTTGAATCATTCATTACAATCAGAGCTAAGGGGTTTAGGCGTTAGTTTAGACAAAGCTATGATTACAGCTAAAAAAGACCATAGGCACACTGTTGTCCCTCCGGGTAAATACTTCGTTGGTATTCAAACAAGGTTTGATCCTTTAGAGAATGCAAAGAAGAATGTAACTGACTAAATTTTAATTTGTTTGTTGTAAGTGTAAGGGGCATATATTGTATTAACATATATGCTCCTTCACATAAAAGCACATAGTTATGGAAAATATAAATGATATTCTATTATCGCATATTCATAAAGTTAGAGATAAGCTATATGTTATAATAGGCACTCCTCAATCAGATGGAAATTATTTTAATGATACCATTGAAACAGATTTAGATATAAATTCTGATAATTTTGATACTATGAGTAATCAATTATGGGGAGATGTTGGTGATAATCTTAGGAGGTCTTTTCTCAAAAATACTAAATAGTTATGAAAAATTTGCGAGAGGACATTCACGAAATCTTAGTCTACACCATTTTAAAAGAAATGTGGGAAGAATCTAATACTAAAATAGTATTCTTTAAGATAGTAGAAGTTGAATATCATATCAAAGATAAAGTATCAGATCAATTATATCATAATATAGCTCTAAACCTAAGTGATGAAATCGATAAAAGATATAATCTTTAAAAAATTAAGGAGTGGTATTATAGAGAATATTGATAATTCATTGAATACAGATATTCTATCAGGAAGTGTAAAAGTTATCGTAATCATTACACTAATGCATAAAATTAAGGATGAGATGTGGATACACTATAGTATAGAAATCCAAATTAATTCAGCATTAAATCGTGTTTTATATCCTCAAGGAAATCTTTTTAATCAATATCTACGAAAACCTGTATGAATAAAATAGAAGACTACAGTGATATTATATGTAAAAAATTTACTAATCCTATGAATGAGGCTTTAGTTAGTAGAGTATCAATTAAAGCTCAATCTTTAATTAGTTTCTATACATCTAAACCTACTATGAATCAGATTTGGAGTCAACTGTTTTTTACGGTTAAGCAGAATGTAAAACTATGAAAATATGAAAAACATAAGTAGTAGAATTAGAATTAGATGTTATGAATCACTTCATAGTCTTATAAAAAAAATTGATAATAATGTAAAATCAAAAGCAAAAGACAAAGTGACTGATGATGTAGAGGTAGAAATTAACTCTCAGATATGGGAAAAATTGCTTGATGGATCTTTTCATGGAATAGCTAATGATTCCTATACTTTAAATCACAAAGTAAAAATTGACAATGACTAAAATTATAAACGTTTCAAGTAAACTAAGTGAATTTACAAATAAAGTAATTCGAGACAAAGGAACAATACCTATCCGAAACAATGTTGCTTTACGTACATATGATAGAACCTTAGTATATATGTGGGGTTATGTAAATTTCAATATGTCTGTAAGAAATAATATTAGGTGGTTTATAAACAAAGAATGAAGTTATGAAAAATATAGGCGCACAATTAGCAAGTCACATAGATAGCAAAACTTATTCTTCACTTATTCATAATAAATTGAAGAATCATTCGAGTTCTATAATATGGGTACATATTTGGAATGCTATAAGGAGTCCTATAGATAATGAAATATCATTAAGGATATGTGCAGAAATATTTCATAGAATACGAAAAGATATAGATTTATGATAAATATAGAGCATATCCTATGGGATAAAATACTTGAACATTTCTCAGATAACATACTTAATCAAGTACATTCTGAAGTTCAGACTTATATACAGAATGAGATAGGAAATCCATTGTGGACTCAAATAGATGATAGAATAGGAATAATTATGAAGTCATGAAAAGCGTAAGTAACAAGATATTAGATAGATTGTCTGAGATTGAACTAACTACATTTTGGAATAAATCAGTTGAAATGACAAATTCTAAGGTATGGCATCAAGTGAGGATGAACCTAAAATCTCCTGTACAAAATGAACTAAATATTCAGCTATGGACTCAAATAGAACGTGCAGTAAAGAGAAAAGTTAGTTTATGAAAAATATTAGAGGTTATTTACGGATTCGTATATGGTATAAGAGGAACAACTTTAGTTCCATAGCACAAATTAAAGTCTTGAATACAGAAGAGAATGTAATAGGTCGTATTCTATGGGATCCTATAGTAGATCAAGTAGAGAGCCGGGTAAGTAGTCCATTAGAAATAAATATGAAATTATGAGTTATGAATAGTGTAGATACTACAGTAATGCGTATAGTAAAAAATCAACTATTGTATAAGATACTTGATGCAGTAAAATATCGAGTAGATTATCAAGTAAAGAATGATGTAAAAGATGAGACAGTTAATAAAATATGGGATCAGATAGATAGTACATTATATTTTGAAGTAAAGGAACAATTAGGAAAACAAGTATACTTACATAATTCTGTAAAACAAAATATATAGTTATGAAAAATATTGAAAATGAGTTAGTAAAATTTGATCGTGATACAATGTGGTTTATATTATATGGTAATTTACATTTTCGTATAATTAATCAAGTAACTAATCAAATTTTACATCCTATAGGAAATACTCAAAGACATATGTCTCCTGTCACAGATGTTATTAAAATGAAAATATCGTTTAAATAGCCGATACGTAACAGAACTCAAACAATCATTAAATTATGAAAACTACTAACTTAATAAATATCGATACATTGATGAGTAACCATATAATAGATAACTATAGTATGCTATTATATAAAAAATTAAAGGTATCTATGGATATGAGTTTCAAAAATCTCGATAAACTATGGAGACTCGAAGAGGAAATTGGCGCACAGCTCATAGTTCAGATACGGGATAGAGTTGTTGTAAATTTAAAAATAAAATAAAGATGAATAATGTAAGAGCTATAATACGAGATAAGATACCTCAAAAATTTAATTTAGAAACTATAACATCTAAATTTAGCACATCGGTAACTTCTACTGTAGAAGATTTTACAATTATTCCAATATTTGGAAAATTAACTTTTAGAGTAAGTGTTACAGTAAAGACTGTATTACTCGATACTGTGGGTGGGAAAATAGTTGGGGAGCTGCTCCCAAAATTTTTTAAAGCATAAAAAACTAAAACTATGCATAACGTAAAAGAAACTTTTAAGTCTAAAACAAAATTCTTCTACGAAAGGTTAAGTAAAACTCTAAGACATAAAGCATCTGTTATTACGAGATTAACTGTAAAAATAAAATTTATTGATCTCATTTCTTCACCTGTATCTAAATTAAGTTCTGATACTGCTTTAAACTTAGAAAAAACTAATATAAAAGAATAGTAATATGAATTCAGATATTATTAAAATACTTCTATCTGAAGAAGAGATTAAGTATATACTATCAAAATCTATGTGTAGTATAAATATATCTCAATATAATCCTCTGAGATATAGAAAACCTATAACTCAATTAGATAGTTTATTTAGAGGATACTTAGGAGAATATGCTTTTTTTAAATATATGCTTGAAAAGGATATTACATTCTCTAAGATTAACTATAAAAAAGATGGAGAAAAGATAGATATGGACTTGTGTTACAAAGGTCTTAATGTCGAAATAAAAACATCTATGATTCCTGATATAGATGACTGTATGTATAAAACTATTAATACAAGAGACATAAAACTTATTAGAAGAGAGAATAGCAGTATCGAAGATTTGCAAGGAGATATTCATATACAGATATTATTTAATACAAAAAGACATGAACATGATGAATGGATTTTGAGTAAAGATTTCAATATATCAAATCATGATGTAAACTCTTTGTATAAATTTCTAAACGCTGAAATGTATAGAGATTGCATAAATTTTGTGGGTTGGGTAGATAAGAAAACTTTAGTTCAGCATATAAACAAACTACCTGAAGAGGATAGATGTTGGTCATTCAGGAATTCAAAACATTCTATTTTTGAAAACTCAAAAAGATATTTTTGGAATTTTAAAATAAAGGATTCCCATAAACCCTCTCTAATCATACCCTATTTAAAAAGTTTGTAAACATTAACATAATTTTAACAAACACCTATTGATTTGCAAGAGAAGTATTATTATCTTTGCGATGTTAATTATTCTAAACCACATAATCACATTGCCATGATTAATATCCTATCTTCAGTTTACAATCTTACTAAGACCAATAATGGTATGTTCAAATCTGAGAAACAAGCTAATTTCTTGATTTCTCAATTTAAAGCATATGATGACTTTGTAGGCTTCTCTCCAAACGGAAAACCTATATTCGTAGAATACGATGATAAGGGTATTATAAAGATGTACAAAGATTTAGCATCAAACAAAACTGATATTGTATTTGAAAGAGTCGTTGAAGGATCTCTCAACTCTGTTGAGTTGAAGACTCTTAAATGGTATAAAAGTAAGGTTAAGAAAATTCAAAAGAATTTAGATGAATCTATTGCATTCGCAGAAAAAAAAGGATTATCTAACTATTCTGAATTTGAATTGGAGGTATATCACAGAAGTAGAGAAAGTGATAGAACTCGTATAGCCGAGCTTATGGAGTTAATCGATGGTTTAGAAAGTAAAACAAACAAATTATTATGATAAAGTATAAGATTGTAGATTGGATGAGTAATCATCTGTTCATTGATAAAGTATTTGACTCCTTTGAGGAGGGGTGGGATTTCCTGTATGAGCAGTTTCCTGATGAGGATAATTTTGATGACTATTATGTGGTACCTATTGAAAATGACGTATTATGAAGGAAGTAGTAAATAATATAGTAAGTAGTCAAGTGGGTGAAGAAGTGTGGGATCAATTATATTACCAAGTAATCTTTCAGGTAGATGTTAAAGTATGGAATACAGTGAAGAGTCAAGTAGATAATCAAATACTTAATTTAGTAAATCCTCAAATAGGGAGGCAAGTACGCATTCGGTTACAGGATAAACTAATGGAGCAATTAGCGAATCAAGTAGAAAATAATTTAGAACAAAATATGTAGTCTATGAATAACATAGGAAGTGACACAGGAAAGATAGTATGCGAACAAGTAGATACCGCAGTAAGATTTAAAATTCGTAATGGCATAGTTAATAGCCCTGTTTTCTATAAACTATGTGGTCTACTAAGTAGTAAACTGAGTATCGAATTATGGAATCAAACAACAAGTAGAGTAGTGAGTCAATTAAGGATTTCAGTAAGAAACTTATAAATTTATGAAGAATATAGATAAGATGGTAGGAGATGTATTATACGATCAAGTTAGAGATGAGCTGAGAGTAAACCAAAATAGTAAAGTAGATGTTAGGTTAAGTTTTCATCTGAGTGATAAACTATGGAATGCTACAAGAGGTCAGGTAATTTTGCAATTAAACAATATGCTTAAACGGAACTTAAAATTATGAGTAATGTAAATATGCATCAAGTAAAAGATAAAATATGGATTGAAATACATTATACATTACGTAATCAACTACGGAGAGATGTAATGAATGTAGTTAAAAGTCATACTATATGGATTTATATATTGCATCAAGTACAGGATATAGTATGGGATCAAGTAAGAGATCGTATAGGACAAAACTTTAAATTATAAAGAATATTATGGTTGACCTGAGTAAGAAAATAAATGATGCAGTAAATCATATACCTAATAAATCTTATGATATATTATTTTTTAAAATGAAAGAAGAAGTATTAGTAAATACATGGAATATACTAAGAGTTCAAACAAGAGATCAATTACGAATTAAAATGAGACTTCGGATAACTTTTGAAGTATTTAAAAACATAAAAGTATGAGAAATATAACTGAAAGAATAAATTACAGACTAAAATATTTGGGAGATGGATTTCTTATGGATTTATGGGAATTAATATCCAATAGATCATCAGATGACGTAAGGTTTAAGGTAAGAACTAAAGTATGTAATGTATACATAGATCAAGTAAAAAAGAATATGAAATGAAAGGAGTTACTATTCATATATGGAGTAGAGTATTAGATTTACGTAATAATTTACGAAAACCTATAGAAGATGAATTAAATGATCAGCTAAGTGCTCAGGTAGGAGTTCAACTTAGAAATTCCATAGTAGAATGAAGAATTTGAATATAAAAATTGATGTTAAAGTTTGGGATCGAGTATATAGTGAAATAGAAAATGAAACAAACTATAAAGTATCAGGTCAAGTATGCAAACAAGTAGGTGACCAAATAACTTTTCCAATACTAAATCAAGTACGGTTTCAAGTACGGAATCAAGTATCACAAAACGTAGAATTATGAAAAGAGTACAAAGTATTATGAATACTGAAACTATAAGTAAATTTTGGATTATTATAGAGCTTTCAGTATGTGAACAAGCAAGTAACGAAGTAAAGGTCAGAACGAGTGGTGAATTAATTGATCCTATAAATAATGAATTAGGCACTCAATTGTGGAGTCAAATAAAACAAAACGTAAAGTTATGAAGAGTGTAAGAAATGTAGTAAGTAGTAGAATAAGAATCAAAGTAAAAGGTAAGATATGGAGTACTATAGGCATTCAAGCAAGGGACTTAGTAGAAGCTAAAATAGGAAGTAGTGTAAGAGGACAAATATTTGATTCATTGTATATTGATGTGCAAGAAAACATAGACTATGAATATACTAAAAAATAGAGTAAATACTCAAGTATGTATTCAGGTAGGGGATAACTGTAAGACACAGGCATCTCAAAAATTATGGGATCAAGTAAGTAGTCGAGTATGGGGTTGTGTAAAAAGAGAAGTGTGGGGTTGTGTAAGTAGAGAAGTACGAATGCAGGTAAAACAAAACATAAAGTTATGAAGAGCGTAAGTGAAGAAGTAAGCACTAAAGTGAATGATCAGATAACTGATGTAGTAAGCATTAAAGTAAGAAATAATCTATGGGGTCAAGAGGTGATTCATGTAGGTTTTGAAATACGCAATGAAGTATGGCATCAAGTTGGAAATAAAATACACAGTCAAGTACGCATTCAGGTATGTAATAGAGTAATGGTTCAATTACAACAAAACATAAAGTTATGAATAATATAGAAAAAAAAGTATGGGATCAAGTAAGTAATCAAGTAAGGAATCAGGTAAGTAATCAAGTAAGTGAGCAAACAACTATTTCAATATGGAATGAAATAAATAATCAAGTAAGTGGTCAAATATGGAATCAAGTAAATAATCAAGTAAGTGAAAAAGTGATAGATCAACTATGGAATGAATTTTTAAATAGATTTAAACAAAACATAAAGTTATGAATAATGTTAGTTATAAGGTTGGACAGAAACAAGGACATGAAGTACTCAGTGGAGTAGGTGGAAAAATTTGGGAAGCTGATAAAGTATCAAAATCAGTAGTAGTTAAACTATATGTTCAAATAAATCAACAATTAGTAACTGAGATGGGAGAGAAATTTGTGAGGCAACTATTACGAAACCTAAAGTTATGAAGAGTGTAAAAGGTGGGGTAGAAGATAAAATACAAAAACAATTACTATACCTAATGCAAGACAGAATAGGAAATCAAGCATGGAGTCAAACGAGGCAGCATCTAAGTATTCAGGTGACGATGCAATTGAGATGGAATCGAGTAGAACAAAACATAAAGTTATGAAGAATATACAGAAACAAGTATCATTTCCATGTGATCAAGTATGGGTTAATTTAAGAGTTCGCATTCGAAGTACGTCAGGGAATGGAATAGAAAGAAAAGTGAGTGATGTAGTAAGTCATCAAGTGGTTAATTTAGTGACTAATAGAATGGTAGATCATGTACGGTATCATGTACGGGATCATGTACGGTATCATGTACGGTATCATGTACGGGATTATGTACGGGATCATGTACGGGATTATGTACGGGATCATGTAGCACAAAATACTAATTTATGAAGAGTGTGAGGAGTCATATATGTAATCAAGTGGCTGATAAACTATGTAGTCAAACAAGTACTCAAGTAAGGTTTCATGTATCTAAAAAATTATGGGATCAAACAAGACAGTATTTAAGTACTCAAGTGAGAATGCAAGTACGGGTTTACATACGTATGGAAATACCTATGCAGATAAAAAAAATATAAAGTTATGAAGAATGTTAGGTACGAAGTATGGAGTAGATTATGGGGTAAAGTGGTAAGTCGCTTATGGAGTGAAAAAAATGGTATGGTGTATAATCAAGTATGGAATCAAGTTGGAGAGAGTATACATGAACAATTATCAAATCAAATTTCGGAACGAGTATCACAAAACATAAAGTTATGAAGGATATGAGAAGTAAAGTAAGGGAGCAGATAGGAATTAGAATAGTGGATATAGTAGAAGTTAAAGTGTGGAATCAAGTATGGAGTACTATAGGCAATCAAGTATGGAACCAAGTAGTGAGGCAAGTACTGACTCAAGCAAGAAATCAATTGAAACCTCAAGTAATTAACGATGTAAAACAAAATGTAAAATTATCAAAATTAAATTCACTTTAATGTATTTTGTAAAACCATAGTTATGAAAGACCTGTACCCTTGAGAAACTCGTATTAGATATCATAAGTTAGGTATTGAGATAAGCAGGTCATCTCCGATATAAAAGGGTATTAGAATAAGGAGATATTTTATAATAAAGTAATTAAAAAAATTTTGGGAGCAGAACTTGACATTTCCAACATAACTCAGTATATTTGCAAAAACAAAAAAACATATGTCAAACATACCCACCTCCCCACAATCCTTAATCAGGTCATTACCTGATTCTCTAAAAGAATTACTGTTTAAGCAATGGAATGCTAAACAGAATCCAACATGGCATCCTGAAGGAAATACCTTAAAGCATATCATTGTAGTTTTGAAGAGAGCATACCACAAGTATACAGATGATCCTAATATGATTATGGCAGCATTGTTCCATGACTTAGGTAAGATGGATACTTATGCTATAAATCCTAAAACAGGACAACCTACTGCATATGGACATGAGCATAAGTCAGCTGATTATGTTATTCAGTATCAAGATTGGATTTTAGCTTATGATGGAACTGACATAGAAACTATACACTTTATAGTTAAGAATCATATGTTGGTGAAATATCCTAATGCAATAATTGAATCTATGAGACTATCTAAGCGTATACCTATAGAGAATCATAAATCATTTGATAAACTAATATTCTTTTCTACGATTGATAAGGGTGGTATATAAGTGTTAAAAACTAAAACATAAAGTTATGAAGAATGTAGGCAAACAAGTATGGAAGCAATTAAGTAATCAAGTAAGGAATCAGGTAAGTAATCAAGTATGGAGTCAAGTGAGGAATCAAGTATGGGATCGAGTATGGGAGCAAGTAGAGAATCAAGTAAAACAAAATATAAAGTTATGAAGGATGTAAGTGAAAAAATAAGTGATAAAATAGGTGGTAAAATAAGTAGTAAAGTATGGAAAGATGTATGGAACCAAGTATCGAAGGAAGTACAGAGTCAAGTAAAAGATAAAGTACGTATTCTATTAGGGGAGCAAGTAGAGAATCAAGTATGGGATCAAATAAGTACTATAGTAAGTAATAATGTAATGTTATGAAAAATGTAAAAGGACAAGTATGGAATCAATTAACTGATCAAGTATATAATCAAGTACAGAATCAAGTATGGAACCAAGTAGTGAGGCAAGTATGGTATCAAGTAGAAATTCAAGTATGGGATCAAGTAAGTAATCAAGTAGATGATCAAGTAAGTGATCAAGTAGAGATTCAAGTAGATGATCAAGTATGGGCACAAATAAGTGATGAAGTACGTAACCAACTAAAACAAACATATTAATATGAAATCACTAAATAACCAAGTACGTGACCAACTATTAAATCAAATACGTGGTCAATTAAATAAACATGTATTTGATAACGTAATTGTTCATCTACATCTTCAAATAAGTAATAAATTATGGGCACAAATAAGTGATGAGGTAAATGTTCAATTAAAACGTAATATTACTGACCAATTACGTGTTAATTTACATGAACAAATATGGAATCGAGTAAGTGGTCAAGTGATTAATCAAGTATATAATCAAGTAAAACAAAACATAAAGTTATGAAAAACGAAAACACCGATATAAGGTCTATTGTACGCAATGACATCATAGATTGTTTATGGGAAACTTTAGGAGAACGAATGGATGCAGATGATTCAGACAAAGCTTCCTTAACTATAGTTAACAATGAACGTATGCGTATGAGGTTTGATCAATTGAAAAATTCTATTAGTTTTCAAATTAACCTTAAAATATCTGAAAGCAAATCAAAAATTCAGTAAACAACAAAACATAAAGTTATGAAAAATCAAAATCAGGTAGGATCCATTTACCTAAACGGTACAGTAGACGTAGCTGTAGACATTGACAACAGTTATATCAAAATTCATATTGTAAACAATAAAACTAAAGAACTTATTGAAGGCTGCCACTTTCACTATAGTTCAGATAAGCTGAATAGGGATCTAAAAAACGATATAAGGAAATACCTTATCGACACAACTTCGAGTAATAGCTATGCTGATACTATTATACATAATATAGTAAATCAGCTTAAAAAATAATTATATCATCGGTTTTCTTAGGGTGGGGGAGTCAGCTTCCCCACTTTTTTTATTTATTATTTGAGTATTCCGTATAAATCAACAAGTTTTATTTTTATCCCTATACACAAATATAAATTAATATGGGTCATATTTAATTTCTTCAATAGTTATAGAATCATCATTAAATAATATATAATCATTTACACTACTTTTTAACCCATCTATACCATTATTAAATAAAAATGAAGATGCTTTTTTATCACTACCTAAAATTCTTGATAAAGTTTTATAAAATATAAAACCCGTATAAGAAAATTCAACAACTTCATCAGATTTTTTATTATAGTCATTAAGTGCTTCTACAATTTTATTAACTATATATTCTTCAACAGGTTCCTTTAGATCTAATAAAAAGTATTCTTTTTTATTATTAAAAAGTTTTACTTTATATATGTAATCACCATACTGTTTATTTGGTATATTTTCTGAAAAATAAAGTCCATATCCATATCTTTGCCTATTACCATCAGCACTAATATTTGATATATTAAACTTATTAAACATTTTTGGACTTCTATGATAAGCTATTATTTCTTCCGTAAATTGATTGGTTTTCTCATTCAAATATTCTCGGATTGTTTCATTTGTAATTGTTTCAAGAATGGTTTTGAGTTTCATATAGAGGTATATATACTTTAATAATCTAAAACTACTTCATTGTAGTTGTTTTCTTACTAAAATCTGTCTTGTATATAGTATTTAAAATATCATCAATATCTAATTTATTTTCTCCCGATAAATATTTTACACTTATGTCCCTCTTATTATACTTGTATTTGAATGGAGCATCTTTCGTAGATTTAATAGAAACGTCAGATGTGAGCCCTCCTGATCCCATATCATAGTCCATAGAAGGTTTAGATATATTGATATCTATAAATTTCTTAAAAGTTTCAAAATCATATTCTGATAACTTTCTCTCTGTTAACACACTTGCTAATCCTGCTAATCTTATCATTTTTTTTGTTTTACTATAAATATCAAATTATATAATAAAAAGTTAAGTATGCTGAACATTTATGCATAATTAAAATATAAAGAATATAATTGCAAATCAGGAGAAGGTAGAGATGGGATGGAGGAAATGAGGAGGGGGGAGGGTAGGCTTAACATACTTTTGAAAGTGTCTGTCTAACACCCTAATCCCCCAATAAAAAAAATTGACCTCGATATGAAAACGTATCTGCCCAAGATCCGGCCCTGCCCCCCTCCCTATAACCACGAAACCCCCCTACCTCCCCCTATTTTTAAACGTCGGATCCCTTGCTGCCATTGAGTCCTATCGTTTAAAAATTAAATCTGTATTTTTAAATATTGGTATATTTAAATATTGATTTCTTAAATATTGAATTCTTAAATATTCATTTTTTAAATATAGCATTCTTAAATATTGTATTTTTAAATATTGGTAATTTCATAGTTAGGACAGACAGATATACTCAAGGTGTAATTTGTCCCATATTTTGATTCTAACGAATGATTAAGTCCTGACTAATGTTGTACCCTACTTTATAATAAAAGTCTCTCAGATTCAAAATATGGACTTTGTATGGTATTGTATGGACATAAAAAAAGGTAACCTTTTGGGTTACCTTTATTCTCCGGGTAGTGGTGGTAGATTAATAAAATAGTTCTTCTTCAAGTCTACGTTTCTCACTATAAACAGAACAATACTTGTCAATCATATGTACTTTAAGAACATCAGCACCTAATTCTAATACCTGTGCTACTGATTCTAAAGGATACGCATCATTTCTGTAATGTTCTCTCCAATGTTTCATAATATTTACCTTACCTTTGAAATCATAGGATAGTTTTCTACTACCCTCTTCTAAAGAAAGTTTAAACCAAATAGTTATACTCGCCCTCCCGTGGCCGAAATAATAACTACAATCTATTCCCTTTGTGTTTCTAAAATATGTAAGTTGAGTTTTAATAGATGGCTGATTTTGTATAAGACCTAATTCTTTTATGTAAGAATTCAACTTAGTTTCGTAATCTAATACTAAATCTCTGAATTTGAAGTAAACTTTATAGTTATACTCCTCGATGTCTGCGGATTCATTATTTGATTCGCTAATTATCTTCTTTAGATAATCGAATTTAGATAAATCTACGTTTCCGTCGTTTGCTCTGATAGTGTACATAATATTTAGTAGTTTAGTGGTTAAAAAAAGTTCGCTGCAAAGATAATAACATTGTTTTCAAAAAGTCAAGTCCTTTCCCAAAATTTTTTTAAAATATTTTTTAGCCATATATTTTGATTCTAACGAATGATTAAGTCCTGACCAATGTCCAATACCAAAAATATATAAAAGTCTCTCAGATTCAAAATATAGGCTTTATACGGTTAGTATAGGCACAAAAAAAAGGTAACCTTTTGGGTTACCTTTATTCTCCGGGTAGTGGTTAGTTAGTTCCTATTTCTCTCAAAAGATAATCTATATCAACTATATCCGAGAATTCATAACTATATTCATCGTAATCAATTGGATTATGGATTTCAAAATGTATGTCCATACCCTCAGGGGAAAACACAATGCATCCATATATATCATCGTCTTTATCAAAAATATCATTTCTCATAGACAAATCATACATATCTAAAGTTTCCTTTATGAGATATGCCGTTCTGTCTTGATTGACTGAAATTGTGTTTCCATTCAGAACAAAGTTTATATTACAGTAAACATTGTCTTTAACTTGAAAATTTAATAGTGCTAACATATTTTTTTGATTTAGTGGTTTTTAATTACCGCTTAATAAATATTCTAATACACTATCAGCAAAGTGTATTTCCTCTCCTTCTATAATATCTAAAATAACTCTCAAAAGTAAATCTATTGGAATATAATTCCAATTTAGATGAATATCTTTTAGGGTTATCACCTTTCCGCTATAGGTTACAGTTACGTTTTTTTTGTTTATCAACTTGAAAAAGTTTTCTTCATCAACTTGTTCACCGTTTGATGACTCAAGGTAGTTAATAACATCCCTTGAATAGGATAGTAAATTAGATACTACTTGATTTTTTTCTTTTCTGTTCATTGAGATATCTATTCTCATAATTGTTTAGTGGTTTTGATTCGCTGCAAAGATAACAACATTATTTTGATATATGCAAGTCATTTCCCAAACTTTTTTTTTATCCGTATATTTCGATTCTAACGAATGATTATATTCTGACTAATGTCTGATACTATAAGTATATAAAAGTCTCTCAGATTCAAAATATGAGCTTTTTATGGTATTGTATGGACATAAAAAAAGGTAACCTTTTGGGTTACCTTTATTTGTGGTGATGGGGGGGGGACTATTTGTTAAATATTATATCAGACATACGCTTTCGATTATTGATTTCGTCTGATGCAATAGCATCTATCAATTGTCCAAGTAGTTCAACAGTTCTAAAACTATATATATTTTTATCGGATTCCCTATGGTTTGCAACACAATGGTTTGCAACACATCTTAATGAATCCAAAATACAAGGATTTCCCCCGTGTAACTTTACTGATGCAATTGCAAAATCTAAAAAATTAGATGTTTCGTTTTCTAAAGAATCTACTGTCATTTTTTTGTGGTTTTAATAATTTTAGCAAAGATAACAACATTGTTCTGAGAAAATCAATATTCTCTTTAGTTAAAATTTTGTTAAGGTATTGTGGAATTTCCTATACCTAACTTTAGGTATGAGGGTAGTACCTAAGATCAGGTAGGGATCCATAGGCCGGATCCGCAGCAGCAACCACAACACGCAATTATCTCATTTGTGGAAATACCTTATAGGTAATAAAAAAAGGTAACCTTTTGGGTTACCTTTATTCTCCGGGTATGTGGGCAGACTTTTAACCGTATACCACCTTACCAAAAAATACAGTTTGCAAAATAACATCTCCTGTAACTGCATCATCTTCTTCATTTATCATTTGCAGAAGATATTCAGAAGGTGAGTGCTGAACCTTTTTATGGATATCTTCTAAGGTTATAACTAATATTACAGAATCTTCTACCTCACTACAATCTTCTTCAATCGTTATGATATTACCATCTTTGAGAATCTGCAATAGTACATCTTCATAGCATACACTTGTATCTTTTAATTTTGATTTAGCACTCTCATAATCGTCTGTATGGTATCCTATTGATAATCCATAACTCGTACATATGTATGTTAGAGAGTTGCATAAAGCATTGAAGAATATCTCCTCACTTAGTTCAGGAGTTAATGAGATTTGTAAACCTTGCTTGTTCATAATATTATTAGTTTATGTGGTTTAATGGTGATTACTTTTTTACAAAAACACTATATGTATATCTATTCCTATGATTATTGGCAACATAGGGAGTTTCATAAACACATTGGGTTTCCTCATCCCATTCCTGAAATCCGAAATCATAGTTCAGATTGAACTCTTCGAATAGGTTTAGGACAGACATAAGCCTATCTTCTTCCCACATATAAAAGTACATATCTGTTTCTACTTGAGGTGGTTTTGCGCTATCATCACATTTGATGTAATAACCGAATTTTAAATCTAATTTGGACTCTAAGGTCTCTACGAATTCTTTTGTCATAATAATATGGTTTAGTTTAAGTTCGCTGCAAAGATAACAACATTGTTCTGAGAAAATCAATACCCTGTTTAGTTAAAATTTTGTTAAGGATCCGTTAAGGGTTTGTTAACGGTCTTGGGGGGGGGTGCCCCCCTCTTAGGGATCTAAATGCAGCAGTTACTGTAACACGCAATTATCTCATTTGTCCAAGTACCTTATAGGTAAATTACAAAAGGCAGCCTTTTAGACTGCCTTCCTTAGTTATGCGATTGGGTTCACCCGATTTTTTAGTTTTTGTGGTGAATATCAAATTTGTCTAATCTTATTTCAGTTATTGACTGTATCTTTGGGCAGATGACTTTTACATCGTGTTCAATACCCGCCAATTTTTGCTTGAGAGATTCACCCTTTGGTGGTAGTATTGAAACTATGTCCTTGTAGGCTATCTCTACATCGTTTACATAGTACTTAGTTTCTATAGTACTATTTTTTGAGAATGTGAATTGTGCGTAATGTAAACCTGTAGGTGGGTAGTATTTAACAATGTCGCTGATCCGTACAGCACCTTTCCACAATGGTGATGACTGCCAAGTAGAGAAATCTAATCCCTCTTTACGCATAGTGGTCTCAATCGCTTTAAGGTAACTCCTATTTGCACAGAAGATATAATTTGCTACTTTTACAAGTTTACCCCCTAAAAGAGCTTGTGCTTTTTTGGATAGTTTCACCTCAGTCTTTAAGGTAACACCTGTAAATGGCATTCCTTGGATACTTTTTAGATAATTTACTAATTGGTCTTCATTCATTACGATGACCTTTCTCTCAATGATGGTAGTAGTGGTAGTATTCATATGGTTGTTTTGATTTTAATTCTCTGCAAATATCTATACTATTCTATTCAAATGCAAATGTACTTATGTTAAGATTATGTTAATGTTTAGATCCACCCCACCGGGGGGGGGGCAGGGCCGGATCTTAGGGATCTAAATGCAGCAGTTACTGTAACACGCAATTATCTCATTTCATCAAGTACCTTATAGGTAAATCAAAAATGGGAGACTAAGAGCCTCCCATCAAACTAAACCACTAAGTAATCAATCATATCTTTGGGGGATGATGAGTTCACCAATCCCCCCTACGTAACTATATATAGACTATAACAGTATCTCTGCTTCCTCAAACAACCTTCTGTTGATTGTCTGTAACTTGGTCATATCCTGTAGTTTCTTAGCCTTACGGAATCTGATTCCATCTTCAGTACTTCTGTGGCTAAGGAATCCTCCCTCTACTACCTTCTCCTGAACTACATTTAATACAGTCCATAAGTTGATACCTTCGTCCTCTCTTCTCTTAGTCCATAGCATGGAATCTAAAGTGAGGGATTCTACACTACCTATGTAATCTGCAACACCCTCTTCAGGTATGTTATTTCTGATGGCTAATGCCTTTGCTGCGAATGTCCTTGCCTCGGTGATGGTTAGAACCTTGTTCTGCATCTTGTGAATAGGCTCCAAGGAATCAACAATCTTAGACACCAACTTGAACATGGTCTCTCTCAAAGACTCCATGGTATAGTCAGTATGCTTAATCCTGAAGCCATCTGAGAATGACTCATTATTAATTTTTACAGGTACAGACAGTCCGTTCTCACATACTAAGCGGAATAGACCCGCATAGAACCTGAAGGATGACTTTCCATCGTGTGAGTTGATGAATGTTACCTGTGGGTATATTACGTCATCTCTCATTCCCTCCTCTGTAGCTTTCTTAATAACGATAGGTTTGTTAATCCTGAACTCTACCTTATGCTGCCCGTATGGGTTAGTGGTCTTAGACCTCTTCTGCTTTGCAGCTACAGGTGTCCAACCCAACTGAATCATATCCTCTATTACTTGCATAGAAGATATGAATGTGTATCTTTTAGATACTGTAGATACGGCTCCCGCACTTTTGATGGCAGGTGCTAATGAGATTAAATTCTGTAAGTTTAGTTCGTTAATCATAACAATGTTTTTTTTTGGTTGATTGTTGATGCAAATCTACAACATTAGTTTGCACAATTGCAAGTACCCATATGTTAAGATTATGTTAATGTTTAGATCCACCCCACCGGGGAGGGGGGAGGGGAGGGGAGGATCCACTCCGAAAGTGTGCAAAGATTAAACACGCAATTATATCATTTCATCAAGTACCTTATAGGTAAATCAAAAATGGAGGATCATAAAGACCCTCCATCAACACAATGACAACGAAAAAGCAAAGCACACACTTAAACCACAAAAACATGTATATCGTAAAAGTCTAAACAATCTTTATCATTTATACTCCTCTTATTCTTTTGATATAGATCCCTCCCTATGATGTTAAGGAAGTATGCCTGATCATTTAAATACTCTAAATATTTTATACCATCAACCTTGGAAGATAATTTAAAAATAGAATCAGATTCATGATCATCCATATATTTTAAATTATCATTTTTAATTATACTTTTTAAAATATTAAAATCATTTTCATTTTTAATTTTATATTTTATTTCAAAGTAATTGTATTTTAAATTAACAGACTTGTTGTCAGTAAAGGGTTTCATCATTTAAAATTTAAAATTTAAAAATAGATTTCCTGTGAAAAAAAAGGGAGGGCGGGATGAAAACAGGGCAGATACACTCATTTTTTTCCATTGACATCCCCCTCCCTTAACACACACTTACAAGCATCAACCAAATAAACCTAAAAGTTATCCACATAGTTATCCACATAGTTATCCACATAATGTTAATAACATAACAAATACGTTAGTTATCAATTGTTTTGAGTTAATCCCCTCCCTCCTCACTACCCTCAGTATCTTAGACTCATATAATTTATTTGACACCACGATTAGTTTAATACACACTTTACTCTTTATACTCTTCATATTACTATATGGTTAAGTTTCCAATAAGCCCCCTCCCTTTGGTGGGGAGGGTGCTATACGATCTTAGTTTGTTTATTTCTTTATGTAGCAGATAGGGAATCCGTTCTGTGTTCTATGTGGATACTCTATTACGTTATTCTCTATAAGTACCTGTAGTATCCCTTCATTCTCTGAGTAGTCTTTTATAGCTACCTCTCCCTCCTGAAGATTCTCTATATACACTGTTGCCTTTGCTATAGGTGTATTGTCTTCTACATCTCTTAGTAGTATAGATTGTTTAGTACTGTCTGCTACATAGGTACTCATCTCTACCTTACAGCTGAATGATTTGAATTGGATTGGGTTCATCTCCGCAACTTTTTTTTGGTTTTTAATATAACTTGTTTCGTATCTTCTTTACCATATCGGAAAGTACTACATACAACATAGCAATTAATCCTAATACTATGAATATTCCGAATCTTATTAAGAGTGGTGATAGTACCCACCACCATGACCAATCAATGGTATCAGTTAGTTTAAGTACTACAAATACTATGGTTAATACTATGATATAGTCTAACCCTTTTCCTGCATCTTTGTCCATATTTTGTTTTGTGATCAGTGATTATTTATAACAACAGCAAATATAATACAGTTTATTTAAAAAAACAAGTTTTTTAAAAAAAAATATAAAATTATTTACTACGCCTTACCATAGACTCTTTACTCCTGAAGTCTCTATCCCTCCCCTTGTTTGGTTTGAATCCAAAGGATCTATAGAACTTGTTTAGTTTATTCACATTACCTCCATAGGCTGCATCAGGTGTTACGAATAAGTCTTTATTATTCGTTTCACTATACTTTACTAACTCACTCATTACTACACTTCCTATACCTCTATTCCTATGTTCTTTAGGTACCACTATCTTCTTCAGTTCTATGTAGTCTTCATACTCATCTACTTCTACATCTATATTATATTTCTGAGAGAGGCTGCTCCCCAAGTTTTCTGTGATGAAGTTCTTTAGAATGTTTACTAAAGAAGTATTCTCAGATATACTGTTTTGTTTCATACTAATACTTTTTTAAATATTTTTTTATATACTCTTCATCAGAATACTTATTTAAGTTTTTCATTTTGAAAAGTTCTAATTTTAATGTAGAATCATCTTCTAACTCATCTATATAATTTACAGCCTTATCATAATCGGAAGCTAAAACATTCACTAAGTTTTTAGGATATTTAGATGCATATGTAAAGTTATAATGTAATTTCATAAGATACATTAACCATTCATCTAAACTGTTCCTACCCTCCGTTAAATCATATTCTTTACATAATTCAAAGAACTTATCTTCTATATTAAGTTCAAATGATTTTATCAAGGCAACTAAAATTATAAATGTATCTAAACTTTCAATGTTTATTATAAATTTAGGATTAATTTTATAATTATACCTCGCTGCGAAAAGTAAAAGTCTTGAAGTAGTTCTTGGATCGATTTCTAAAGCATTACTAATATTGTAACTACCATCAGAATACACATCTTTATATGATGATAACTTTGGATTTATCACTTTCTTAGATATATCTCTCAGAGCTCTCCGAGAGAATATGAGTGCATCAGGTCTAAGCAAAACTTCATTAGCTGTAAAGTCTCTACTTGTAAGATACGATTCTATAGAACTAACTATTTCCATTCTATCCTCATAGGAATTATAAATCCAAAAATCTCTAACTTCTTTATAATCATCTCCATAATCTTTAGATATATACACATAATCCTTATCTCTTACAACCTCATACTTATACTCTATTTTATTATCATATAGTTGTAATGCTAATCTCGCAGCACCTCCTTTAGCATATATACCTTTAAACTTATATATGGGATCTTTAAGTTCAGAATCTAAATTTTTATTCTGTTTTCTTAAACTATCTACGACATCCTTTCCAAGACTAACAATCTTACTGTATTGATTATCTTCAGATACTACAAAAGTATCTGAAAGTTTACTAATACTATTTGCCATCTCAGATAGTGATACTTTTTTAGAGGTACTGTTTTGTTTCATATTATTTAATTTACTATTCTTACTACTTTCATACGTTGTGCAAGAACCCAAGTACCTCCCTGACTTTCAGGTCTATTATACAATTCATAATCCTCTACATCTACTTCTATCCAAACTCTATTCTTCTTGGATAGGTGAGGTGCTTCCATAACTAATGTACAGTGCCATCCCTTCCTCTCTTTGAATCCTTTTGTTTTATGATTCTCTGCTTCTAACCATATACCTTTAGGTAGTCTTAGTTTCTTGTTTATAAATAGTGGAGATATGCTATTATCTTTTAGCCTTCTTACTAACTTATATGCTTTCATTTGCTCCGCTTCCCAAAATTTTTATCTAAAATTTCAGTTTTTAGATCCTCGTAATAAGTTATGATTCCATAATTACCATAGATTTCTAATAATGATAGAATCTCATCAATAGCTATAACAGCACATTCTTTAGCAGCTAAAAAATCTATCGTGTTCCCAAATATACAGGGATTGCCATCATCTAAACAACCTATGGTACTTACTTGCACATCTGTAAATTTATTAACAAATTGTTCAGCACGTTCTTTTATCATAATTTTAGTTTTTAATTGATTAATTCTAATTGACTTTCGTTAAAGATATGTAACAATCCGTAGTTGTCCATCTCAGCCACAACTCTAATATCACCTTTAGTAGTTTTAAATACTGAAATGATAGTGCATGGAAATGCATAACCTTTAGGTTTAAATGCCTTATCTCCAACTTTAAAATTACTCTCCATAGTTATTATTTTTGTTTGTTTATAAAAGTATCATAAGATTCCCAACTAACTTTACCATCATCGTCTCTCAATCCTACTAAGCATCTGCCATCTACATCTTTGGCTAATGCAACAAATCCAAATCCCTCACATATCATAGACTTATAGTATCCAATAGATAAGGTGTCGAACTCTTCTAAAATATCGAAGTCTCCCTCGAAACCCATATTATTCATTTCACAATATTGTTTGCTAAATTCTGCCATTGTTGTAACTTATTTTAATGTTGAACGTAATACCTCATAACACAACTCTTCAGGGATCATACTTCTATCATAAGAATCCTTTCTCCCTTGAGTACCTGTCTTAGAACCTCTTGGGGCAGGTGTATGATGACAATCCTTATTCCCATTATGACATATAGGCCTTGGAATCCAATTATTTGAATTTGTCCATATATCTGTAGGTTTAGCTCTATCATCTCCATATCTGCAATACCATACAGTATGTCTTTTAAACTCCTGCATCCAAGGCATTTTGCGTAACATACCTCTTGGATTTTCAATAAAGAATATCATATTTGGATTTATATCTAACCAACTTTTTATTAAAGATATAAAATGCTGATTAGTTATATCACATTGATTGGCATATTCACTTTTAGGATAAACACCATTTCTATGTTTCGATATCGCTGCTATTGTATATGTTGTACAATCAGGAGATGCCCAAACTACGTCAGGAATAAAAGGAATATCTTCAATTGCTAAATTAGAAACATCCTTACATAAGTCAATGTTCTCATATTTTTCCCAATCTACAGAAAACACATTCATTCCTAACTTGTTTCCAACTTTTCCTATTGATCTGCTTCCCGCAAATAATTCAAGCAAGTTCATATATTATTTTTAAGTTCTTTAAAAATATGTGCAATAACATCTACTGTCCAACCGTTACCAATCAATTTTTTTGCTCTTGATTCTGAAACATTGTTAGTAAACCCTTCAGGAATTGTTTGAAGTCTTTCGTACTCTACTAATGAATAATACCTAAATGATAATTTATCTTTAAAGACATTTGCATATCTCCCAATGGGGAGGGAAGTTAAAACATTATCTTTATCAACTGTTGTTAGACAATTACTCTTATCTATATTACTTGCTCTAACTTCTAAACATTGCGTATATGGGATTTTAGTGTTATAATCTTGCCTAACCCCAAACTCATTTAGCCTTCTACCAAGAATAGTTGCTTTATTTAATTGTCTTCCTCTAAATGCTGCGGGGTTACCGTTAAGATTAATTTCTAATATGCTATCAAGAGTTATTCCCCTATCATCAGGAAGATTAACACCCGGAATATTAGTCCAATATAACCTAACCCTATTCTGTGCTGATACCAATGCACTATTTATTTTTATAGGCTCAACTCCCAAACTTTTTGAGATTATATCTTGATATTCTTTCTTCATAACGACATTCTCCAATAAAAAATATTTAGGTTTACATTCATTTAGTATCCTAACAAATTCAAAAAAAAGTTTACTCCTTGGATCATTGAAATTAAGTTGTTTTCCTGCAAAGGAAAACCCTTGACAAGGACTCCCACCAATCAATAAGTCAATCTTTGGTAAAGCACTAACATCAATTTTTGTCACATCACCCAATTGAATTGTGTTGGGGTAATTATGCATAGTAACTTGTATAGCATACTTGTCAATTTCAGATGCATAATAATTATCATATTGTATACCAACCCTATTCAATGCAATCTGACCGCAACTAATACCATCAAATAAACTTAATATGTTCATAATTCAATATTTTTTAGTATATGAGCAATAACATCAACTGTCCAGCCATTCCCAAGCATTTTATACCTTTGAGTATTTGAAACCCCTTCTGTGTAATTGTCAGGAACTGTTTGTAATCTTTCACACTCAATGGGAGTTAATCTGCGTATAAAATTTTTATTTATAATTTTAAAACCATTAGTTAAACTACTCCTACTCATATGTTGAGTTATAGTACCAATCTTTTTATTATCTATAACTCTACAACTATAACCATCAATTATTTTAAAATCATCATTTTCAGAATTTAAATAAGTGTTGATATTATCTCTTACTTTTATTTCTCTAATACTATTATGATATACTAAATTGTCTTTATTTGGAGATGTTGTTAATGTATTCATTTTTTCAAAATCCAATCCTACAATTTCTTTTTTCTGAAATGGTGTATAATCCTTACCGTTCTTCATATTCTCTCTTCTGATTTGTTTAGCCTCTTCAGTTCTACCGTATCTGATTGATGCATATTTATAATCAATACTAAAATTATCTGTAAATACATTATCATTTTCTTTATGAATCTGATTATTCTTGTTTAAGTAGTTTAATATTTTATTACTTACATAGTATTTTTCATCTACATTATCATCCAAAATATCTTTTAATAAAATACCTTTATCTTGAGGCTGCTGAATAACACTTTCAAAATTTCCAAATAATCCAATAGGTTTAATTCCTATATTTGTCCAATATAGTCTTCTTCTATTTTGAGCACTTACTAATGAACTATTAATCATTATAGGCTTAACACCTATTGCTTTATTTAATACCTCTTCCCAACTTTTTTTCATTTTAACATTCTCAAGTAAGAATTTAACGTTTCGATTAATAGTTCTAAGCTCATCTAAAATTCTCATATATTCCCAAAATAAATATGATTGTCCATCAAATTGGTATTCTTCTTCTTTAAGTTTTAAATATTGATCTAAATTATGTATTTCTATATTACTTTTAGTAGACATACCTTTCATTTTTCCTGCAAAGGAAAACCCTTGACAAGGACTCCCACCAATCAACAAATCAATCTTTGGTAAAGTAGTAGCATCTAATTTTGTCACATCACCCAGTTGTTGGGTATTTGGATAATTTTTTTGTGCTGTCTGTATAGCATATTTATCAATTTCACAAGCAAAATAATTATTATACTTAATTCCCAATTTATTCAAGGCAATTTGACCACAAGACATCCCATCAAATAAACTTAATACATTCATATTTCAATATTTTTAAATATATGTGCAATAACATCTACTGTCCACCCATTCCCAAGCATTTTATACCTTTGAGTATTTGATACACTATCAGTATATCCAATAGGCACAGTTTGCAATCTCTCACAATGTTCTGATGTTAAAAAAAACATTTCATTTCCATCTGTAATTGTTTTTTTCTGCCCATAACCTGTACTTGTTGTAAGTGTTGGATGCTTTCCATCAATATGATAAATTCGTTTTGCCATATCAAATGTATTGTTTTTTATTTCAAATTCTGTAACTGCCTTATCATATTTGCAATCTTCAATACCCAAACATTCTTTTAGTTTCTCCCAATATTCAACATCAGGTATTGAAAAACTACCATCAGTTCTAAACCAATGTTCTACCATAGTTTTTGGGGCATCACAAAAATTTGCTATTTCATTTATGGTTTTTGTTTTATGTTTTCTTAAAAACAAACCAAGTTCTTTTTTATCAATGTAGTTTTTCCTTACACTAACTTTAAAATTTGATTTACTCATCAATATTTTATTTTTACGGTCATTTACAATCGGTAGTCCTAAAACATCTGCAATAACTTCATTTGAGTTTGGTAATTCATTCTGAAAGGGAATATTTGTCCAATACAATCGTTTTCTCTGCTGTGCTGAAAATAATGAACTGCAAATCTCAATAGGTTTTAAACCCAACTCATTTGATATTATATCTTGCCACTCTTGTTTCATTTTAACATTCTCCAAAAGAAAATATTTTGGTTTTGTTTCCTTTAATACTCTAACATATTCCCAAAATAATTTACTCTTCCCATCAAATCCATTTCTTAAACCTGCGTTGCTGAAACTTTGACAAGGGCTACCCCCAATCAATAAGTCAATCTTTGGTAATGTACTAACATCAATTTTTGTTATATCACCTAACTGAATTGTTTTTGGATAATTATGCATAGTAACTTGTATAGCATACTTATCTATTTCAGATGCAAAGTAATTGTCATATTGAATATTAGCTTTATTCAATGCAATTTGCCCACAACTTATCCCATCAAACAAACTTAATACATTCATATTTCAATATTTTTAAATATGTGAGCAATAACATCAACAGTCCAACCGTTACCAAGCATCTTATATCTTTGAGTATTTGATACACCTTCTGTGTAATTGTCAGGAACTGTTTGTAATCTCTCACACTCGATTGGAGTTAATTTTCTAATCTTGTACTTATCATTTATGTCATCTGTTATTAAAGAATTACCAACCCCGGCACTACCCCCACCATTTGAAGATAAACAAGGTGATTTTCCATCAATTGAATAAATCCTCTCTCCTTGGGAGAAATTTCTTTGTAAGTTCTTTCCATTATCAAGCCATTTTTTATTATTGCCTAATGCACCAACACATTTTAATTCAGATTCTGAATTATGTTTATCAATTGTTATAACATAAGGCATAAATGATGGTGTAACTGCAACGAATTTACCCTCATCCAAATAAATCCTATCTTGTAATGATGGTTGTAAATTTGCAATTCCATTTCTACCTCCTTTTGAATTAATACAGATAGGAATATCTCTAATGTATTGCTGATCTCTTCCTCCCATTTTATAATATCCTGCATGTATTGTTCCTGACTTATCAGGAATATCACCATCTCTTGTTACTTTATTATTATGTCTAATTAATTTTTCAAATGCTATATTTGATATATAATATTTGCTATCTACAGTAGTTTCCAATATATCTTTTAAATATATGTTCTTATCTTTGCATTGTTGAATATTTTTAATATTTGTCCAATATAATCTTACTCTGTTTTGTGCTGATACCAATGCACTATTTATTTTTATAGGCTCAACTCCCAAACTTTTTGAGATTATATCGGAGAATTCTTTTTTCATTTTAACATTTTCAAGTAAAAATTTAACGTTTGGATTAATATTTCTAATCTCATTTAGTATTCTAAGAAATTCAAAAAAAAGTTTACTCCTTGGATCATTGAAATTAAGTTGTTTTCCTGCAAAGGAAAACCCTTGACAAGGGCTACCCCCAATCAATAAGTCAATCTTTGGTAAATTAAATCCATTTATTTTCGTAACATCACCTAATTGAATTGTGTTAGGGTAGTTTTTATTTGTTACTTCCATAGCATGTTTATCAATCTCACAAGCGAAGTAGTTATTGTAATTAATACCTAATCTATTTAAAGCAATTTGCCCACAAGACATTCCATCAAATAAACTTAATATGTTCATAATTCAATATTTTTTAATATATGTGCAATAACATCAACTGTCCAACCGTTACCCAACATCTTATATCTTTGAGTGTTTGATGCACTTTTTGTATAACCAATAGGTACAGTTTGTAGTTTTTCGCATTCTGTAGGAGAAAGCATTCTATGAGCTTCTCTATCATTGTCTAAAAAACTTTCTCTAATACTAATTGTAGGTCTACCGCTACCTCGTATACCTTTATAATAGGTAGCTGTTAATGTATTAAATATATCTCTACGTTTGAAAAATCTATTTATTCCACAAGATGTTGGAAATCCTTCGCCATCTATAAAGTCATATATATTATAATTTTTTTGTTCAGGTTGTTCTACATTTGGTATATTTGTCCAATACAATCGTCTTCTTGCTTGAGGTACAAACTTAGCACTCGAAATTTCAATTGGTTTAACATTTAATGATTCAGTAATTATATCCTCCCATTCTTTTTTCATAATTACATTTTCAAGTAGAAAATAAGTAGGTTGTATGTTTTTCAAAACTTTTACATATTCCCAAAACAAACCACTTTTACCATCAAAACCACTGTTATCTCCTGCTTTGCTAAAACTTTGACAAGGACTACCTCCCATCAGTAAATCAATTTTTGGTAATGTTGATAAATCTATTTTTGTAATATCACCTAATTGAATTGTTTTAGGATAATTATCTTGTGTTACATCCATAGCATGTTTATCTATTTCTGATGCAAAGTAATTATTATACTGTATACCCACCTTATTCAAGGCAATTTGACCGCAACTCATACCATCAAATAAACTTAATACGTTCATATGTTTTTATTATTTGAATATAACTTAATGTGAATCTCCTACATTATGTTTCTCACTGAAGATAAGATATTCAGGATTTATTATCTTCGCTACTCTATCTCTTGATCCGCTTATACATTTAACAACAATACCTTCATGAGGAATCTTCTTACCCTTCGGAAGATTTTCAATATAATTGTTTAAGATAAATGTCTTACATATGTCTTCTAAATATAAACCCTCATACAATACTTCAACAGTTGGTAAATCTACTTCATTACAGAATTCAGATACGAAATCTGATCCTACATAATTATTTCCAATCATAATATCAAACACAGCGAATCTTACATCATTCAGTCCATAGTCATAACCTTTTTGGATACCCATTCCGTAGATCTCCCCATATATAGTAATGCCCTCCCCAAATGTATCTTCTACTGAAAGATACTTAAAGCTATTAACATAGTTAATGAGTTTATTCTTAATATCATATTTATTAGCTATATCATACCAAACATTGGTATCGTAAAATCCCTGAGAGTCAGATCCCTTTTCTACATTGTGAGATCCTACTACAAATTCATATCCTGCTAATTTAAATCCAAAGAATTTCTTAATTCTATCTAAGATGCTTAACTTAGATTTTCTAACAACTCCGAACCTTGCATTTGTTCCATGAATTTTTCTCGTTATTTGAACTAAGCTATCCTCATCAAACATGTTTGGAACATTTTTGAAATTTGGAAATTTGTAATATATTTTAAAGTTCGGATTTACATCGTATTTAAAAGTCTTTCCATTAGATAATCTAATCATCTTAGCAGGTGGCTCATACTTCTGTATGTTTAGTATATCCATACAATCATCCCCATCTTTTAAATTGTGATCAGATACAAAATTTATAGGAATTATTAAACATTCAGAATATACACCTTTGAGTTTTACAGTCCTTACTCTATTTCCGTTTCTTAGATAGTTTTGTATTCCTAACTCAGTTGCTAATTCTGTAGGGATTACTGCATCTGTAGTGGCACATACTACTAAATCTCCTACTGTATGTAATCCTTTTTTAGTAACACAACTCCACCCTTGAATCATAACTTGCTCAATGTTGTCGGCTCCCTCGATTTTTTTAATCTCAGTAACTTTTGAGATATAACAAACACTATTAATGTTTTTCATAATTAAAACTTTTTTGTGGTTAAAAATTTATTGTTCTGCAAAGATATCTAATTTTTTCTTATTGTGGTAATAATTCCTACTATATTCTTTAAGTTTTTCTTTATTCTCTTGATAATACTGCTTCTGCTTGTTTCCTATCTCAACTTTTTGCTTAATAGGTAACTTATGATATCTTTCTAAAGACTTACGACTACGTTCAACTCTTCGATCTTCTGTTAGATTTTGATACCAACGTTTTAAATATTCTTGTCTGCTAATAGTTTCCATATTAGTAAGCTTCTAAATGTGGGTTAATCAAATTTTCTAATTTGGTTAATTCATCATTTATCTCTTGAGTGAAATATCCGTAAACTCTCAGTGTACCATACTTTATTTTTATGTCAGTTATTAATAATCCTCCTGTAAGATATCTAAGAGCAGCCGACAAGTGCATGTCTCTACATCTTACTATTGAATTATCATTAGCAAATAAATGGAGAAGATTCAAAACAAATGCAGGACACCACCATGGTTTAGCTTTCTTTGCGACAAACTTTATAAAGTCTTCTAAGTATCCATGTAAATCAGTACCCTCTTTAAACACATTCCAAGAAATACCTAAGTAGTGATACTTCTCTTCTCTGTGGTTGGAGAAGCATAATAGGATATCTTTGAAAGAAATAGGAGGAAACCTGTACCGTTGGCTCTTGCTTGACATCGAACCATACTTCTTTTCCAATTGATATAATCCTATTTTATAAGATATGTATGATTTAATGTAATGGAACAGTATTATTGCAGGGATATATCCAATTACGATAATTAATAAAATAGTTAAAATGTACATAACAGTGAATTTAGGTTTGTGAATTTATTATAATATTTTACTTTTAATACAGTATCACATAACCATTGGTTAGGTAAAATTGTTTTATTTAAATTAAAAAGCCAACGAACTCTGCAAATTTTTTAAATTTGTAAAAGATTTTGACCATTGATCTGCCATAGCATCTGCCATTCCTTGAAATGTCTTACTTCTCATTTTGCTTTTATCAGCATTCTTTAATTTGTAGCTATCGTAATGCCATTTGCTTAATCTATCTCCCGCAGGTGTTATTATCAATTCAGGCTCTACAATATTTGTAGGTAAGAGTAATGGCAAATTTTTCAGCCATAAGCAAGTAGTTTTTCTTTCAGCATCTCCAAACATATATGGCTGTATAATTTGGTCGGGCTTTCTATAAACTCTACTCATTATACAAATAGGGTTTTCAACTGCAATTCTTTCAATAGGTGCATTTATCATTGCCATAAAAAAATCGATAGCTTCCTGTTGCCTACCATCTTCTATCTTTTGTTTAAAATGTCTTGCCCCACTAACTGCAATATGCGTACAAGGTGGATGTGCTATCATCATATCCCAACCATCATTTATAATATCAAAAACACTTCCTTGATAATGTTTGCCAATTGTTCTACTTGGTTGTAAATCGCAACTCATTGCATCGTGTCCTAATTTTGTAAAAGCATCTCTTACTGTTCCACTTTCTTCACAAGCTATTAATATTTTCATAATTATATTTTTCTAAATGTTTATACGAGTTTAAAGTTTATTTTTACACTCCTCAAGCAATTCTAATATAACATCTCCATGACATGCGTAAGGTTTACACCAACATCCTAATGTTTTACCTTTCAAGTTATCTAAATGATCTAAAAGATATTTCCCCTCCCCATTAGTAATCCACTCTCTATAAGCTTCTACAGCTTCTTCTCTCGTATCTACTACATACTTAGCAAGTGTTTTCCCATCTTTTATGTGAGTGAAGGGATTACCCCATTTACTCGGTCTTCCAATGTACACATCGTATATTTCTTTTTTACAATGTACTACTTTAAGTTCAGATTTTAATATCATTGCTTATCTATATTTCGTACTGCCTTTATAATATTATCCACTTGCTCTAAAGTGCTATATCTAATAGGCTTCTCACAATCTAAAAAAGAAACAGACCATTCTCCATCAACAACTTCATCGCTACACTCATTTGTTATCAATGTAACGCAGTCTACAATATCACAAACATAATAATGGGCATTATCATCGGTAAATTCTTTTTCAAATCCCAATGCTTCAAAATCTTGTTCTTTCATAATTTTTTATTTAGTTTATTGTTTGAACTGATAATTTACCATCTTCTAATATGATATACTCTTTACTGCTTTGTAGAGTGTCTACATAGTAGTATCTACCTCCCGTAGTTGTTCCTGATACATCTATATTCTTATGCTGTGTGTGACCAACTATTTGTATATACTGATTTTTTAGAGAATGTTTATTTACCCTCTGCAAAGATTTTGGTCTAATCCAAATAGGAGAAGATTCCTCGCTATCTCCGTAAGGATCATAGCCTGTAAATCTGAATGAATGTGGTTTATATTTCCAAATATCATTTACAATAACATCTACATTATCATAATCTGTTAATACTTTATTATGTATTTTATTATAGAAATGAGATAACCATGTTATACTGACTCCTGCATGACTCATTAGATACTCATCAATTCTATAACACATTGATAAATGATTTATATTATCCATAAGTACATTCTGAATAGTAAAGTGATTACTTGACTGATGACCTGAATAATACTCTTGAGTGAAAGACATATAATGAAAGTCATGATTTCCTATTAACAGAATAACATCCTTACCACTTGATTTCTTAAACTCTAAGATATCTAAAAAGTTGGTAAGCTGATTCTCAAACTTTATATCAAATGAATCAAAATAATCTCCAACAAAAACTACTCTGTCAGGATTTGATTGATTTACTATATCTTTCCATAAACTAAGACCATGAATGTCTCCTATTACAACTGTCTTTACCATTCTCTTCTTATTAATACTGAATCAAATTTCAGTGATTTGCAAATTGACTTTACCAAATTATCAAAATACTGACTATTGTTATGTCGTATCTGTATCTTAATATTGTACAAACTATCTTCTCTGTTAAAGTCCTCTTCCCCAAATTTTTTTAACATATATTTTATAATTTTTTTATTTGTGAACACTTATTTTCTATATATTCCCACAATGATTTCACATCGTAACACATTGGATTTTTGTTCTCATCCCATGCTCTAATTCCCTTACCTCCAAAATCACATTCATAGCAAAAAAATTCAATCCAATCACATCCTTCTGCTCCATAAATAGTTCTAAATAAATCAAAGATTATATTAGAATATCTTGATATAAATTCATGCAAATCTATTCCATGTTTATGAATACTATGTTCAGTTTCAGAAATATATTTTAATTCTAAAATAATGTTTTCAAATTTTTCGTAATCCATTTTTTAGTTATTTATAGGTGCTTTAATAGTTGGATGTGAAATATAATTTCGTAGTTGAATATCTTCATCTAACAAACATTCACAAAAACTAATATCTTTAAATGAATTAAATACTGCCTCTGCATCAATATCGCCAACTCCACACTCTCCTGACAATGTTTGCCAAAACTCAGTGTTTATGGTAAGTGTAGGCAACTCATAAGGTGTTCTATGAGCTTGTTCTTCAGCTTGTTTAATGTGATTCATATATAAATGAGTATCTCCTAAATTACCAATTAACTCATCAGGCATCATATTTACAGATTTAGCTATTAATTCTAACAATAAAGCATAGGAAGCAATGTTAAACGGTAATCCTAAGAAGGTATCAACAGAACGTTGATTCCACATTAAAGATATTGCTCTCTTAGGTACAGGATATAATTCATCAATCTCTAAATGATCAACTCTAACAAAATCCGATGGCTCAAAGGTTCTGTATTTTTTAGATGCTAATCGTAGTCTTTCTTCAATACTCAGTTCTCTTGTATATACTTGAAAACCATAATGACATGGTGGTAAAACCATTCTATCCAAATCACTTACATTCCATGCATTAACCATCAATCTTCTGCTGTCAGGATTATCTTTAATATCTTTGATTAGGTTTTGAATTTGGTCTATAAGTTCTATATTTTCAATCTTAAATGGAGGTATTAAGTTTTCATCCCAAACCTCGTCAACTTTTTTCCATCTTCTCCACTGAGCTCCATATATTCTACCTAAGTCTCCCCATTCTTCAGCAAATCCATTGTCGGTTTTGATTTTATTAATAAATTCATCCTGAGTGAGGATATCTATTCCCTGATTAATTTGGAAATTGTGTCTTAACTTATATGCTTTATAAGCATCTCCATTCCAAATGTTACAATTATAGTTTAATAGAAATTTGATATTAGTATCACCTCTGAGGAACCAAAGTAATTCTATGATAATTGATTTCCATGCCATTTTCTTAGTAGTCAATAGCGGAAACCCATCACTCATCTTATGACGTATTTGTCTACCAAACACAGATAAAGTACCCACTCCTGTTCTATCTTTCTTAACTTGTCCTGAAGATATTATATCAAGAAGCAAGTTATTATACTGTTCATCTATTGTCAAATGTTTACTATTCATAATATAGTGATATGTTTTAGTACTTAATAATATTAATGAGATTCGTTATGTTTTGGGAAATGTTTACCTTTTATATCCCAAAATTCTGCCATAAGAGATGCCCTAAACTTATAATCAGAATCAGTGTGGTATCCATTTTCATAGATACATCTACATATAGATTCATACACTCTCATTTTAGATAGTTTATAGTTAGGTTTCTTACATCTCTTATATCTATTAGAATTAAGTACATCTGCCCAAATTTTTATACCTTCTTCAGTATCGTCAGATGAAAAGAATTTAGCTTTAATATACTTATTCCTACCTCGTATAACCTCTCTTGTCTTAAACGTGACGAAACCATGTCCTTTTAAAGACTTTATTCCCCCTGCATTAGAATGAACTCTCCAAAGATCTGTCTCTATTCCTTTGTTAGTTGCCTCAATAATAAAAAAAGAGTAGATCATAGATACGGGAAAATCAGTCATAAGATGAACATTCATAAGCATGGATTCATATTTGTAAGCTACCCATACTCGTCTCATCTTATATAGATCTACTTTATCTAAATTTCTGAATCCTTTATTTTGTAAAAATTTTCTAAATTCAGAAACATTAAGCTTACGTATTTCATATCCATAAGATCTTGAACTGTAAGCGTATTCATCTATTTCAGGGATTTTTATTTTTTTAGATACGTCAATCACTTTGTCAATATACACAGTTTCTATCTCAGTGTTAGTAACAACTGATAGTTTTGTATATGGACTTTCAGGTGGTGAGTATATCAATCCTAAAAAGAAAGCTGTAGATAACGATACAGCTGCTATTTCAGTTAAATATTTTTTTTCAGGAACTAAAGTCTGAATTGGTTCTTTCTTCATTATTTGTAACTTTGTTAAATTTGAAAATAGTATGTTATCAATATATAACACTATCTATTAAGAAGTACAAAAACATACTACAAGTTAGTAGCGAGTATATTGCAGCATCAAGAGCTATTCTTTGAGTAAACATATCTTTATAATGTATAGACATATTGTAATCTCTTACATTTAGCGTAGATCTCCAAAACGTAAGGACAAACAAAATGGAAAATATAACTGAATCTAACATGGTGACTATTTATTTGAAGTTTTCTGTTACTTATCTTTTACAAAAAGACCATTAATGGTTTTCCCTGTTCTCTTAGAGATTTTATTGTAAGCCTCATTCAAACATTCTTCAGGAGATAGTCCTACTTGTCTCGCTAATATAATCAGAGTAACAAAACCATCCCCAATCTCATCTCGTATTTTATCTATATTCTGAGATTGAATTGCATCTACTATTTCCAATACCTCTTCCCTTACTTTTTTAATTTGACTGAATTCATTTCCTTTTACAATCAAATTTTTCTGTTGTGCCCATTCAAATACAAGTTGGGCTGACTCATCAAATGTTGGTATCATAACCTTATTGTTTTAGTTTATTTTAAAAAATTTGTAAGAATCTCTAACTTATCTAAAGTTCTCTTAGCTTTAGCAGCATTTTCATATATTTCGATAGAAACGTAGTACTCAAGTGCTTTGTTTAAAAACTTATTGTAATTATTGAAATTTATAGATAATGGATATGGGAGACCCAATATCTCAGCATAACAAAAAACAATATCTATATTTGAATAATCTCCAAAGTTTTTAACAAAGTCTCTGTTTAACATAGAAGACTTGATAAAATGAATTCTGCCTTTATCTACTGCTGATTCATCATTATCGTATATAGCTTTTATAAAAAGCTTTTCTTCATCATCATGAAATTCTATAAAGTTTGAAAAATCTGTATTGGCTATTTCTTTCAAGTCAGAGATACAACTTATCATAGAATCGTAATATTTTAGATAAGCTTCATCATCTAATTTTCTATCAAGTATCATTTTGTCAATCTGTATATCTACAAAATGTAAACAATTATCTACGAACTCTACTTGATCTTGAAATAGATCAAAAGAAGTTACATTATCTATATCTGTAACTTTAGAAATGAATGTAGGTAACTTCTCCATAATCATTTTCTACGTTTAGGTATTGATATATTGAAATTACTATTCATATACTTTGTCCTTAACAGAATACTATTATTAGTTCCTGTTCTGTTTGACGTTGTATTCAGAATTACCTTATTATTCAACATTGGTAATCTAAATGAATTGGTATATCCGTACTGTATGGATCCGCATGAGAAACTACTTACACATAACACAATACTAACCCAATAGTAAATTTTCATTTTTCTTAGAACTTTCATTTGTTTCTTTTACTTCTCCCAACATTTCTAATGAGGGATACTGTTTTTTAAGGTGACTAAATAATACTTTTGCTTGATCTAAATTCTCTGCAACTATGTTAGGGCCGAACTCATGATCTTCATTTGCATTCTTTTTGAATCTTGTCTTATACACCATACATAACGTTTTTGTTACAAAATTATTTCATACTTATCTAACAAATATAATCTATATTTAATAATTATACTTCTTAAACTTGATTTATAAGCATCTGATGTGGCATATCCTCCCTTATCTAAAGCATCTATCCAATTAGACCAACTGCTATCATCATTAACATACTTCATATAATGACTTGGGTTATCCTCAGTACCGACCATAAATAAACTGTGATATCTAAAAGAATGCCAAATACTTTTAAATTTTATATATCTACAAGATCTATTAGCACATGTAGAATACAATTTAATTATATCTTTGGATAACGCATAATTATTCCAATTTAGTATCCTATTAGGAATGTCATCTCCGAAATATCTAATACCAAAAGGATTGTTATTCTCAATGACTAATTTAGATCCATTTGGATTGTTAATGTTAAATCCTCCCTCCAATAAAAACTGCGCTATCTTCACCGATGCAGGGAAGTTGTATTTAGTATTCTCATTAATAGCAATATATGCATATTTCTCTATATACTCAGCCTGTACGGAATCTCTTAACTTTGCTAAACTTATAATGGTATCTAAATCATTATGGAGATTGACAGTTCCTACCAAAGTAGAATCTCTTGACTCTATAATTAGTTTTTGGTTCTTTGAGTTCTCTTGCAAGTTTTTAGAGTATATGTAAATAGCATTAGTACCCATCCCTAAGATGTATACTAATACTATGAATATTACCCTAATACTATTACGTATCATAAATTATAATTTTATAATCAAATGCAAATATATATTGCTTATGTATTAAAAGCAAATATTTTACTAACTTTTTTTGAAAAAACTTTTAATATGACAGAATAAACACTTTTTGGGTTTAGTCTGTGGTTTATTAATAATGATATCAGTTCCTGTAATACTCTTAAATGGATTCACTATACCATATCCTGATTTAACATCTAAATTAGGTTTTTCGATGTCTATGGTTGATTCTGTTATGCTTTTATAGTTTAAATCAATACCTGATTGTTTCATTAATGCTAAACATCCACTTACGAATGGTGCAGCCATAGATGTACCTGATAGAACTGCATAGGATCCTTTGAGATAGGTGCTGAGGATTTCTGCTCCCGGTGCGACTACATCCAATTGTTGACCATACGTAGTAAAATAAGCAACTTTCATACTCTCATCAATAGCTCCTACAGCTATACAACAATCATATGAAGCAGGGTAGAAGTTCTCTTGCATTCCGCTATTACCACTTGCTACAACTACTGATATTCCTTTTGATTGTGCCTTCTTGCAAAGTTTTTCTAAACCACTTACCTCAGATGGTGTACCTAAAGACATATTAATAATATCCATATCATCATCTATTGCTGCTTTTAAAGCATCTATAACACCTTTTATAGTTCCGCTCGATCCATCTAATGCTTTATATATATGGATTTCAGCATCGGGAGCTACTCCTAAAATTCCATAATTATTTCCTTGTGCTGCAATTATACCTGCTACATGTGTTCCATGACCTGACGTATCTTCGGCACTGTTAGATTCTGTAAAGTTTTTAAAACTTTGTATCTTTAAATCAGGATGACTTAAATCACATCCTGAATCTATGATTCCAATTTTAACTCCTTTACCTGTAAAACCTTTTTGATGTAGATCTAAGATGTTTAACTTTTGAATTCCCCATCCTATTGTCTGACTAAGAGTCATGATAGGATTCAAATCGTTTACGATGTGTGGAGGTACAATTACATTTTTTGCCATATTAAGTTGTTTTTGTGTCTACCTATAAATATGGTAAAATTATTCAATTGTTTAGTATGTACAAAATAAAAGTGAACTCTCATAGGAGAGTCCACTCAAAAAAAATATGATATTTACTATTTTGTTTTGTAAGGAAATGCTTTATTTAACGCTTCCTTCCTTTTGTTACATCCGCAGTCTTCAGCACCCATTGCTTTTGCTACGCCTTCTGCTACTTTGTCGATACCTGTAGCTTTTGTTATTTTAGCTATGGTATCTCCTAAACCTTTTGATTTCTGATTCATATGTTAAAATTTTAGATTTTCCATTTTGTTGCATATCCTAACTCAACGAGATGTGCATTAACATCAAGACCTGACTCTAAGTATATAGTTGCTAACGATCTTCCAAAAGAATCTACAGTCTTAGAATGTATATAAAAATTTCCATTAGATTTTTCCATATCCATAATTTCAGTAAGAGCCTGTGTTGATAGTTTACCGAGAACTTTCTCTTCTAAATTTAAAGTTTTAACTTCAGGGGCATCTATATCTATTAGACGTAGAGTAGCTTTCTTCCAAACATCAAATCCTAAATCAATAGTACATTCTAAAGTATCACCATCAATTATTCTTAATAACTTGCATTTATAATGATGTAGACAATATTTTGGGTGAATCATTTTATATTATTTTGATAATCTTTTATTCTCTTTTTCTAAATACTCTAATCTAACTTTGTATTCGGCTAATTGAGTTTTAAGTTCAGTTATTTGTTTCTGTAACTCCTCCTTCTCTAACTCTTTCTCAGTCAATTTCTTTTCTAAATTATATACTCGTTCTCTAAGATCTTCTCTGAAGAGTGTATTTTCTTTAGTACTATGCTCGTTTAACTTATAGTTTAATTTTAATCTTGATTCATAAAATTTCCAAGCACCCGCAGATCCTGCCATGGTGATTAGAGTTATTATTACCGTTGTCATATTTTCGCTAATCATTTAATATTTGTGTTTTATCAGTTTCATTAATTTCGAAACCTCCTCCCTACTGCATCTCCAAGTAATCCAAAATAACGCTATTAATTCTGAAACGAATATTAAATGCATTTGAATATTATATATGTTGTTTGCTATAGATAGAACAAATATGCTCAATACTACTATAAATGATATATTAGCACTCCACTTCCGTATAGATATAGAATTTAGAATATTACCCAAAAACAATCCAAAGGAAGATGCTATGCCAATGTAATAATAATTATCATTTATTTCTATATTAGACATACAAAAAATAGAATAAGATGGATAACATAACTGTGAAATCATTATAAAACTTAATATAATCTCTAATGGTTCACTATCACCATACATTATTATTTCTCTTAATTTTACCATACTATTTAAATTCTTTTGATATTGATTTTTTATAAGAACTCCATATATCTCTGCTCCTATTCAATTTTTTTATTTTTTCAGGATCTTTTGTTCTTGTTAGGGTTCCATCTAATCTATTAATCATAAATTGAGCTGCTCTAATCTTATGAGCATTATTATCTAATTTATCGAGTCTTTGTATACTGTTGTTTGATTCTATTGAATCTTTAAAACCTATATCTATACTCTCATCATCAGGAGGATTTCTGTACAAGTCCATTTGCTTAGACGTTAAATCCTCATCTGATTCGACATCATAATCAGTTTTAACCTCGTCAGCTTCGGGAACTTCTAAAAATTGAAATACTCTTTCCATATCAAATGTCTTACCCAATACGTTACCCATATCTTTCCTATTGGAATCTGATAGATTTATAACTAAGCAAGGGCCTATCAATCCATTATTCTGAATAATATCTATCGCAGCTATTGTCACGTCTTCTAAATCAAATGGAAAATACTTATTCTTGTATTGCATTATATATGCAGGTCTCAGATTAGGACTATTGGATAAGGCATCTACCGCACTTTTTTTAACTATCTTTTTTGGTGGATATAAATTTGACATTCTAACATGTCTTCGCTCTCCTCTTGACGTAAAGTAAGGTTCAACCTTCTCTCTCCTGCCTTTTATATTATATTTATTTTTTAAATGTTTTTTAAGAGCTAACCATGAATCTACATGTATTTGACTCCATTCATGAGGGATCGATTTGAAACCTTTAGGCATATTGTCTAATCGGATAGTATCTGTAGGTATTTTACTAATATTCTTTTCGAATACATCCTTATCATTTACATCCTCTTCTATTCTATATTCCATATACTATTAATTACAACTATAAATATAATATTTATTATTTATAACTACTTATTATTTGAATTTTTTTCA